GGGAGGCGCTGAGCCCCGTAAGTTTTATCATTGTGGTTTTTCGTATGGCACCAAGGGGCGAAAACTGATCCGATCTGTCCCACTTGTCCCACTAAAACGCCCATCTCTACTCTATAGGGATATTTTTTCTTAAATCGTGACTTATCCACAGGCAACGAGGGTAATATAACACACACACTATGTGACATTACATATTTGGGCTTTTTTCGATTATTTTTCTCACTCCTATTAGTTAAAGTATGTAAGTTAGTGGGACAGAAAGAGATAAAGAGTAAGAAAAACAAAAGATTAAGTGTGTCCCACTAACTTGTCCCACTAAAATTCAGTAAATTAAGTAGAAGCAACCCCTTGTTAAACAACAGGATTTTTTGTCCCACTAACTGTCCCACTAACTCAGAAAAAAGTTAGTGGGACAAAAAACGTGGGAACAATCGCACATCTGTCCCACTAACTTTGGGCAAAAAGGGGCTCTGTCCCACTAACTTCGGGCTCTGTCCCACTAACTTCGGGTGTTGTTTTTGGCTCAGAAACCGAGCAAGCGGCTCTGTTCGCTCCGGGACATTTGCATAAAACTCGCCGGGCTAGAGGACCACACGCGGTGGCGCTCTTCTTGTATGCGCAATCGACATGTCGATCCCAGCCCAACGCGACGCAGTGCATGGCACGCCTGCATGTCTGTTGCAGGCAGCCCCTGCTCGGACAGCTTCCGTAGAAGAAGCCTGACGCTGCAGGCAGCGCGGGATGTACCGACTTCGCCATCTTCAATGATGTCCGCCACCGCGCTATCAATTTCAGACATGCTCTCCTCCAGCATTTCGCGACGACCGACGCTCTCGGGTGCTCGGCCATCCTGACGAAACTCGGGGTGAACTGGCTGCTCTATGAGCCACTCACGCAAAGCCCCTCCGTGACGGAGAGCGCCGTACAACTTGTCAAAGTGGTCGGGCTTATCGGATAGAAACTCTCCAAGGTCGCACTTGGTCTGAAATTGAGACATCAAAATAAGAAAGCGGGAGTCCCCGCCATCTAGGGGTAGCGCGTCACGGAAGTTCGTTGTCAAAACCTTCGTAGATGTGTTTGGGGCCGGATATGCGTCCGTGTTCATGCGGCGGATCGAGACCACATCATTGGTGATCACGGGCTTGATGCGATTGAGGACATCAAACTTGGAGTGGCCCAGTAATCGTATCTCCTCAAAGAAACAAATCTGTGAGCCGGCCGCCCATCCGTTGTACTTCTCCTGAAGGGCCTCCGCGCTTAAAGGGGTCACGTTCTTGGACCCCAGCACTGCGCCTAACAGGTGCATGAACCAAGTCTTTCCGTCGCCTTCGGCCCCTTGAAGCAAGATGGCGTACCGAAGCCGCTTGCCCGGGTACTTCACAATGTGGCTGAAAGCAGAAAGCAAAACACCCCTATCCCGATCATCGGGAAACAGCGCTGCGCAATGCCGCTCAGCAAGGGACACAGCTTCTTCCTCCGCGCTTGACCACGAATTGCGGGGCACACGCTTTGGGACAAACCGGTCGTCATACTCGTTGGCGACGGGTGATCCGTCAAACGTGAAAAGAGACCCCTCGCCTGGCATGTAGATGGAGCGCTCAACAATAGGGATGCGGTAGCGGTTTAGAGCGAGGTCGGTAGGACTTTCGTCGGGCTTAACCTGGCCCTCTTGCACTTGTGTCCAGGTCAAAACTTCTCTGGTCATCAAAGAGTCAAAGCCTATTCGCGACAAGCTGGTGAAGGTCTTTGTGCTGTAGAATGTGTCGTCATTGGTCCGATACACCCAACCAATGAGCCAGTCGGGCGTGTCTGTCGCGGGGCCCAACTCGGCCTTTATGAGATCACGAGCGCGGCCAATTGAGAGGCTACTATCGGTGATGCGCTTAAAGGCTTTTTGAACGTCGCCCGCTATGGCTTCTCGGACGAGAGCAGGCAGGTCCAACCTCTTGATATCAGCCGCTACCTCCTCGACGACGGACAGCTTCGTGGCAGCCTTCATGGTCTCGCGAGCAATCTTCAGAGCCTCAGCGGCGCTAATGTCGGCAGCTTCGCGAGCCCAAGACAGAATAGATCGTGCAGTGATAGGGTCTGACCGACCAGCCCAATCATAGTGATGCCATATTTCGTCCGTGTCGTTTTCGTTATACTTTGTGGACTGAGAGGCCCACTCGTGAAACATGGCTAGGCCCGGCTGTTCGCCATCATATTGGTGCCAAAGGGCCATGCCGACTTGAGTGCGACGCTCGTAGTTGTCAAATTCGGGCACCAAGAGCAGCGACTTAAGGAGTTCTCGGTCGCTAATGCGAATCTTGCCGTTTACCTGCTCGGCCCACGAATCATCATCATCAGACGCCACGGCAGATCGCTTGACCGACTTGACGACGCTAAAACCAAGCCGTTCGGCCTCCGCCTGGACGGCGGCAAACAGTCGATCTACGTCAACCACTGGGAGGTCATCCCGCTTGATTGACATCAGGCAGTCGTCAGTAAAAAGGTACGGCTTCTTAGTGTCTTTGTGGATGCCGTAGGCGACGAACTGCTGGCCCTCGCCCAAAAGTTCGACCTTATGGCCGCCATCAAACTCTAAAATGCGCTTCTTGAACGGACCACCCTGAAACACAAACAGGCTTCGGGGCTCGCGTCCGATGCGACAAGGGCTGGTCGGATACATATCGGCCACAACTTTGCGCAGTGCGGCAGCCAATTTCGGGTCGTCTACGTCAATGTCGAAGGCGGGAGTTCTTGCAGTTCTGATGCCGATGCCCCAAGAAGCATGCCCCAATGAGAGCCAGTCTCGCAGTTTTGATTCGTCAGCTAACGGGGCTTTTGACCAGCCTGTGTCTACAGGGGCTTTTGTTCCGGGCCTTATAGGCAGGATGTCATAGCCCCCTCTAATCAGAAGAGGACCGAGTGTCGCCAAAAACGCTGACATAGGTGTCCTACCGTGCTGTTAGCAGGTGAAGGGGGAAGTTCTCCGGGCCAATGCAAGCGGCTATGCGCTGGGCAGTAGCGCGAGATAGCCGTCCGCGACTTAAGGCGCTAGACAAGCCACCGGGACTGAGACCACAAGCGCTACTCAGCTCGGTCAAGCGACCTTCGGGCTCGTAGAACAAAGCGGCGTATCGTATCAGGAATCGTGTTCTTTCGGTCAGGCTGTTGCGCGCCCATGGGGGTATTTTCATGTGACTTCTCCAAAAATGCAGTGTGCGTTTCAACTTGTTGACACACATAAGTGCACTTGACAAGTTACCGATAGCGAGGCAGTACAGCACCACCACTGCATAGGAGACACACAGATGGGCATTGAAGAACTCTTGGCGAAAGTCATTGAGAGCAACAACACTTTGGCCGATAGCGTCAAAGAAAACAGCAAACTTGTGGCCGAGCACGTCGCTTTACTGAAGGGCGGTGCAGCCAAACCCGCTGGCGCGTCCACCACAAAGAAAGCGGACCCAAAGACCGAGAAGCCAAAGGCGGCACGGTATACGCCCGAAGCGATCCAAGTGCTGTCTGATCGGTTCCGCACCGAGTATCCAGACAAGACGCCTGGTGCAACCAAGAAAGCGTTTCAGGAGCTCATGGCACCGATTATGGGTGTTCCTGAAGCCAAGCTGGCTGACGCAATCCTGGCTATCGACAAGCACGACGCGCTGGGCGATGCCATGACTGCAGCAATTGAGGGCTTTGCAGCGGCTCCTGCCGCAGAGGAAGACGATGATTTCTGATGTAGTCATCAGCCACGAGGCCATGCTGGAGCATCGGCTCCAGCATGGCCACTCGTTGTTTGCGCCGTCTAGTGCGCACCGGTGGGTGTATTGCGCTGGTTCGGTGATTGCGACAATGGACGTGCCCGACAATGCAGGCATCGCTGCAGCACAAGGGACGTTGTGCCATACGATCTGCGAGTTGATACTCACGGACCAGAGCGCAGACGCATATTCGGTCGGAAGCACACACACGGTTGACGGCTTTGAGATTGAAGTCACAGACGAGCTGTGGGCCTTGATTGAGTGGGCGCTAGAGAAAGCCAGATCGTATGACGACGCCCTTGAGGTTCGTTATGAGTATCGCGTAGACCTAGAACGAACTCTCGGGGTGCCTCACCAGAAGGGCACTGCCGACATTGTTGCGATATACCCCGAATACGTGGTGGTGTCAGATTTTAAGTTTGGCTACTTGGACGTGAGCCCTGAGCGCAACGAGCAAGAAATGCTCTACATGGCGGGTGTGGTTGATGGGCTAGACCTGTGGCACCTAGACCGGTTCTGCGTCTCCATTATTCAGCCGCGCAGTCACTCGTTCAAAGAGTATTGGTTTGACAGGGCGGAGTTGCTGGCGTTCGTGGAGAAAGCGCGTGAGGCGGTAAAAAACGCGTGTATGCGTGATGCGGTGCGGACACCGGACCCGGATACGTGCGAGTGGTGTCCTATTAGAGGGTCATGCAAGGCACGAGCTAAGCAAGTGGGCGAGTTTATGATGGAGGCCAGCGACGACCAGTTTGACCCGCAGCGCTTGACGACAGAGCAGCTAGGGCTGGTGCTGGCCTATCGAAAGACAATCGAGACGTTCTTGAAGGACGCCTTTGATGAATTGACCAGGCGCCTTGTGCAAGAAGGCGAAGACCCCCCAGAGGGCTGGGAGATCGCACTTGGGCGCCAAGGCAACAGGGCCTATATTGCTATTGCCGAAGACGAGCTACGAGATTGGTACGGGTTTGCGCCTGAAGTGTATAGCCAGCGCACCCTGTTAACGCCGCCCAACCTAGAGACGGCGGTAAAGAAACTGGGTCTGCCAAAAGCGGTCGCAGAGGCTCTTGTGAACAGGTTGACCACAAGGTCGCCTGCGCGCAGAGTGGTTAAACGGGTAGGTGCTGAGGTCGAGGATTTCAGTGACGTATTCGATTTTGAGTGAAAACGGAGAAAATGAAAATGGCGAAACGACAACTAGTAAAATCGACACCTAGCGGCAGCGCAAAGCTGTACGATGACGGTACAATTCTCTTGAACGACGTGCGACTGTCTCGTGTGTTCTTACGCAAGCCGCGAGACTATAAGGGCGACGGTAACTTCAAATATCAACTCTTCCCGCTTCTCAATAAGGCGAGTGCGAAGCACATGGAGGCGGTTGAGCTGATGAAAGAGCATATCAAGTCTCTTATGGCCGATGCGAAGATCAAGAAGCTGCCCGCAGATGCGAAAGCTCTCGTGGACCTTGATACAAAAGCCGCACGGGATGAAGTTGAGGCGGACTTTCCCAACCACTGGGGCGTCTCGTGCAAAGAGAATCCCGAGGACGCGCCTTTGCTGTATGACAAAGACGGGCTCAACATTGGCCGCGATCCGAACGGCATTATCTACGCTGGCTGCCGAGGCGACGTGATTTTGCGCTTCTACGTCACCACCGCCTACGGTGATAGGCTCTGTTCAGGCGTATCTTCTGTTCGCTTTCGTGGCGATGACGAGCCGCTGGGCCGCCGTCGGGCGAAAGACGGCGACTTTGATGACATCTGGGATGATGGCGACGAGGAGAAAACTGGCTCCGCGTCCAAGGCATCGGACAACGATGCTATTGACGACGACTTCTAGCCATGACGACACTGAACCTCGACTACGAGACGTTCAGTGACGTAGACCTCTTCAATCTCGGGCTGGACCACTATACCGCCAGCCCGAGAACTGAAGTGCTGATGGCAGCGTATTCTTTTGACGGCGGGGCGGGGCAGATATGGTCCGCAGACCAAGGCGGCTTTCCGGCAGAACTGCGGGAGGCGCTTGAAGACCCGCACGTTGAAAAACTCGCTTGGAACGCTCAGTTTGAGCGCGTCGTCAGTCAAAGAGTTCTACGCACACGTTTTGATCCCCTAAATCCAGCGGCCAATTGGCGATGCACGATGTTTCGTGCGTACAGCCTTTCTTATGTAGGCACACTCGATGAAGTTGGCTCGCAAATGGGACTACCTGACGCCGCCGTGAAGTCGTCTAGGGGTAAGGCCCTCATTCGAATGTTCTCTCAGCCCCGCAAGCCGACTATAGCAGACCCGAGACCTCGTTACGATTGGCGGACGCATCCTGCCGAGTGGGAAGAGTTTCGCCAGTATTGTGCGCAGGACGTTGTGGCCGAGAGGGCCATTCTGGCGGAGTGCGAGAAGGTGCCTTTCCCAAAGCGGGAGTGGGAGTTGTATGAGATTGACCAGATCATAAATGATCGGGGCATACCGATCTCAGTCAACTTTGCCGATCAATGCTATGGGTTGTTCAAAGCGCGACAGGACGAGCTCAAAGAGGAGATAAACGCGCGAACGGGCTTGATCAACAGTCTAAGTGGGGCGCAGTTTTTGCCGTGGGCGCGGGAGAGAAAGTATCCGTTCAACGACCTTCAGGCGGACACAGTGGATAAGGTGCTGGACGCCGATAATCAATACCGTGCGCACCTCGATGGCGAATTGGCAGAGACCTTGCGACTTCGTCGGTTGGCCAATAGAACAGCGCCGTCAAAAAACAAAAAGGTGATTGATACGCAGCGGGGCGGACGAATGCGATACACTCTGCAGATCGCAGGGGCCTCACGAACGGGCCGTTGGGGCGGGCGTAGACTGAACCCGCAAAACATGAAGCGCACACCCAAGGCGTATGAGCACCCTGCGGTGCTGCAGGGTGTCACAAACGCGATTGAGTCTGGCGACCTTGACTGGCTGCGCATGTTCGCAGACGAGCCCATGAATCCCTTAGCTGACATGGGTCGATCTGTCATTCAAGCGCCAGAAGGCTACGAGTTCACGGTGGCTGATCTGTCCTCGATCGAGACTGCGGTGATAGGGTGGTTGTGCGGGTGCCGACGCCTATTGAAAGTCTTTTCGGATCGCCGAGACCCATACAAGGACTTTGGGCAGATATTGTTCAATGTCGAGTACGACCAGGTGACTAAGAAGCAAAGAAACAACGCAAAGCCAGGCGTCCTTGGCGGGGGCTTTCGCTTGGGCGGGGGCGGGCTGAACTGGGAGGGCAAGAAGACAGGAATGTGGGGGTATGCCGAGAACATGGGCGTCCAGTTTACGCAAGAAGAAGCGAAGAAGGCCGTTGATACGTTTCGAGCGACGTACCCCGAGATACCCATAGCGTGGAAGGCGATTGAGTTTGCGGCCAAGAGCGCCATGCGCGACAAAGGTGCGTCGTACTCCCCGATTATAAATCGCACCGATGGGTCAAAACACACAATGCCCGTGCATTTTGTGCGAGAACAAGGGTTTTTACGCTTGGTGCTGCCGTCTGGTCGGGCAATCCACTATAAGAGTCCGCAGATTGAAGTAAAAACTGTGACGATGCCCCCGAGCAAAAAAGACCCTGAAGGCTACACATTTGAGGCCGAGGGCATAAGCTATATGGGTAAACCGCAAGAAGGCCCTCGATGGGCTAGGCTGAGTGCGCACGGGGGCGTGTTTATTGAGAATATGGTTCAAGCTATTGCGCGGGACATCCTTGCTACGGGCATGGTGCGCGCGCATCGAGCGGGCTTCAATTTGGTCATGCACGTTCACGACGAGCTTGTCGCGCTAACCAAGTTGGGTGAGGACCGGCTTCAGAACCTTATTGATCTCATGGCGGAAGCGGTGCGGTGGGCGCCGGGTCTGCCCCTCGGCGCGGCTGGGTACATCGGTCGCATATACAGGAAGGACTAAGATAATGGACGAAGTAGAATTGGCTCGGCTGCGGGCACTGCCTGATCAAGAGGACAGCTTGGTGGAGGTGCGTGCAGGCACGTTGCGGGGCCTGATTAAGGCATACGACATTGAGGTTGCGGGCGAAGGCGAAACAGGGGCAGACTTGATTAAATCCGAGAGACACAGGCAAGTCTCTAGGGGTCATTCGAGGCATGATGCGCAGGAGGGAGCTTTAGTCCTCCAAGGGGCAGCAGAGGCGTTCTTAAAACTTGCTACGTCTTTGCGCTTTTTGGAATGCGGAGAGCCTGAGTGTGCAAAAGAACTGCGCCAAAAAGCATTTCAGTGTTGGCCGCACCACTGGGATCGAAAATCCCTTGTGTCCACAGGGACGCGCTTAGAGGCGCTAGTTAAAGCAGGAGCCTTGATTGCCGCGCAGATCGACCAGATGTCCGCCTCGCAAGAGGAGCCAATGCTATGAGCCTCCACACAGGAGTTCTTTTTGCGCTCTATGCGTGGCCTGAAGAACGAAACCTCACGGAGTCAACGCGGGTGTATCTGCGCTCTGCAAAGCTTTTGTACCGAGGCGACCTGACGCCCGCAGGACGAGCCCTCAAAAAACACATTATGGCGCTGCCATTTGACGATGAAGCAGGGTTGCGCGAAGCGCTAAACCTTGTATGGTCGCAACACCCTAGCAGTGAACGTACAAGACATGTCTGGCGCGCCATGACGAGCTACTACGGAGACGAGGACTTTGTGGGCGTGGTATCAGACACGGCACTGATGGATGAACTTTGTTACAGCTTGGAGGGCAGGACGTGGTCATTGATGAATTGGGGCTCCTAGAAGACAAGGAAGCAGCCAACTCATGGCTGCGGCACCTTGGGTATCGAGTCATGTGGCGCTGGCCGTCTCCGTGCGGGCAGTACATTATCGTCGAGGCGCAAAACCTTGAAACTGGTCAGTGCATAAAGCGCTCGGGTCGGTCATCGCTGGCAGCCCTGTGTAGTTGTCTACAGCAGCACTTGGGCGTGCTTCATGTGGGGCTGCCGCCAGTCAGTTCGAGGGGGGGCCTCCGTCGGTCCCTAGAAGCGAGGCTAGAAGCGTGCGCTTAAAGAAGTCAAACAAGGGCCGTCTGCGTGCGCAAAGGCGTATCGTCTACGCAGAGGCTAGGATGTTTCATGAGCAGCGGTGCGTGCGACTTTTCGCGTCTGGTCGGCAGGACAAGTCGGCCGTCAGTGCTTTCATTAAGCGAACGCGAATGGCCATCAAAAAGAGGACAGTCTAGTGTCACGATCCTCTTTAGCCAAGGCGGTCGTAGCATCTCAAAAAGACTGGGACAAAAAGCCGTTCAACTTCTATCCTACGCCTTTTCTGGGCACACTAGCTCTGATGAAACACCTTCAGCTTCCGCTATCGACGCGGATATTAGAGCCCGCGTGCGGTGAGGGTCACATGTCACGCCTGCTTGCGCTTTTGGGCTATAAGAACGTCCAATCTTTCGACATCCGACCTGACACTGGGTATGGCGAGCCAAACGTAGACTTTTTGAAGACAACAGACCTAGAAGCAGATTGGGTCATAAGCAACCCGCCTTTTGACTTAGCCGAAGACTTTGTTCGTCATGCCCTGACGATCTCAGGCAACGTGGCGCTTTTGCTTAAGGTGACATATTTCAGCGCGGTTAGTCGATCCGCGCTGCGTAATGAGACAAAGCCCGCAGAGCGGCTGAACCTACTTTGGCGATTGGCGTTTCTTGAGCATGAACGCGGCAACTCGCCTATCATGGAGACTATGTGGGTGGTGTGGCGAGAGGGCTATGCGCAGGACTTCATCATGGATCGTGAGTTGCACAGGCCAGCCGTTTGTGAACTCCCATTGGTGCTTCGGGTCTGGTCGTCGATTGAGCGCGTACAACACTTCTTGGCGGAGGCAGTCGATGTACGCCTACTATAACGAAAACGACCCGCATATGGCATTTGCGTTGCGTCGGCTTATTCAAATGAAACTCATACCTGACGGCGAAGTTGACAGCCGATCAATAAAGGACGTGCAGCCCGATGACCTTGACGGTTTTACGCAACATCACTTTTTCGCTGGAATTGCTGGTTGGGGTCTTGCAACAACGCGCGCTGGTTGGCCGGCAGGCAAGCCTCTCTGGACGGCGTCATGCCCCTGTCAGCCTTTCTCGGCAGCGGGCGCAGGAGGCGGCGTCGATGACCCGAGGCACCTGTGGCCCGACGTATTTCGCCTCGCCCGTGCCCGACGGCCCGCTATCCTTGTGGGAGAACAAGTTTCGGGAAAGGCTGGCTACGGTTGGTTCGACGGAGTTAGCGCTGATCTGGAGAGAGAAGGTTACGCCAGCAGGGCGGTTGATGTCCCGGCTCTCGCAGTGGACGCCCCCCACATCCGAAATCGGCTGTACTGGCTCGCCGTGGCAGACGCCGACAGTAGCGGACGCCAAGGGGGGTCACGGGACACGCGGGGGCGACCGATCAGACGAGATGCTCCTCAAGGGGCAACAGGCAACTTGGGCGACACCGACACTGACTGGAAACAACAATGCGGCGGGGGCATCGGAGAAGAGCGGCGACGGCTTAGCCACGCAGATGCGAGGCACGTGGCCAACTCTGTCTGCTCGCGACTGGAGGGACAAAGGCCAGCTGGCGGATCGAGAAGCGGCGGGCCACCAGGTCTCGGCACCTATGGTGATGACTACGTGGGTGACACCGACCTCACGCGACTGGAAGGACACGGCAGGGCAGGCCACAACTCGCAAGGATGGTCGGAGCAAGATCGATCAATTGAGCAGACAGATGATTCATTCTGGTCCGATGCCGAGTGGGGCGTCTGTGCCGATGGAAAAGCGCGGCGCGCCAAACCCGGCACACGCATGTTGGTTAATGGGGTTTCCGGTGGAGTGGCTTTTAGCGATGCCGTCGCCGACCGAAGCGAGAGCCATATCTTCCGCCGTAAGGAAGCATGGCACGGCTTCGGCAACGCCATCGTAGTGCAACTTGCGACCGAACACCTGAAGTCAATATTGGAGGCGGGGTTGTGAACACCACTAAGTCTCTCAAAGCGCAAATCAAAGCTGCCCGCGTCAAAGAAACGAGCCTTGAGGATTCATGCGTTGAGCGGGCTCGGGCTAATGGCTGGGTGGCAGTCAAGGTCGGTCAAGACGGCTGGCCCGACCGTTTGTTCATCCAAAAAAGCACGGGTTTGCATGTGTGGGTCGAGTTTAAGCGCCCGTCGGTCGGAGTGCGTTCTGCAAAACAGAGCGACACCGTTAAAAACCTTGTTTCGTATGGCGTCATGGCGTTTTTCTGCGACAGCATTGAGCAGTTTCGAAAGGCCCTCGGGTGCTGACTCACGAGAACTTTAAGGACTATCAGCGCGAGGCCGAGGAGTTTTTCTGGCGCGTTCGTCGCGGGTTGGCGTTCATCGAAATGGGCCACGGGAAAACGGGCGTTTTCTTGCGACTGTTGACGCGCCTGCGTCAGGAGAAACGCGATCTGCGCGCCCTTATTGTGGCCCCAATTAACGTGGCTCACGGCGTCTGGCCCTTAGAGATGGAGAAGTGGGACTTTAGCCAAGGCGTGGATTATCGCGTGTTGCACATCCACGCGCGAGACACCGCGCCAAATGCGTTTGCTAAGTGGCTGGTTAAAGACCCATGGGTGCGTGAGGAAGAAGGCGGGGGCTCTGTTGCTAAGGTGATTGTGCGCGTAAAAGAAGCTATGCGCGCGCAGGCGGCGAGAAGCGACTCGTGGTTGCACATAGTCAATGAGGACGGCCTGGATGAGTTGGTCAGTCGGTACATAGAACCCTATCTGTCCGGCGGGCGGATAAAGTATCGGCAGGTAGCTCCGTGGCCCTATGACGTGGTTATCTGTGACGACTGCGGCATAGCAGCACCCAGCACAGTTCGGTTTCAAGCGCTCAAGCGCATTAGCCAAAAGACGCCTACGGCGTTCTGGATACTCACGGGATCGGTGGCTGCAGACAACTTCTTGCACCTTTTTCCCATGACCTTCCTGCTTGATGCGGGTGTGCGGTTTGGTCGAAACTTTGGTGCGTTCAAAGACGCATACTTTGATGAATATAACGGAGCGTTTAGGAGCACAAAAGGATCGCGGCGGCGGATGCAAGAAAAGATCGCGGACATCAGCCTCTCTATTCGAGGTCGGTTGTCTGTGGAGAAGCCCAACTTTATTGAGCGCCCCCTGTCATTTACTGACGCGCAATACGAAGCGTACACAACGCTAGAGCGCGACCTGTTTCTGAATTTGCCCTCGGGCGACCGAATAGACGTTGCGGCGGCTCGTGCTGTCGGAACTAAGCTGCAGCAGATGACTTCTGGTGGTCTCTACGTCTATGAGGATAATCCCGGACGCGCGGCGCGGAAAAGGCGCGTAGTGCCGTTTGGCTCGGCTAAGTTAGACGACCTTAAAGCCTTGAGGGCAGAGGTAAAAACGCCCATCCTAGTGGTGTATTGGTTTGCTGGCGCGCTAGAGGCTATCAAAAAGGCCTTCCCCGACTTCAAGGCATTCTATCCAGCGCTAGAAGGTCCGTGGAACGAGAGCAAGATTAGTATGATGGGTTTGCACCCCGCGTCGGCAGCCCACGGCCTAAACTTGCAATATGGCGAGTGCCGCGACATGTACATTTACGACATTCCGTGGTCGAACGATAAGTTCCGTCAGATCATCGCCCGCTTGGTGCGAATGGGCCAGCGGTACGGAGTTCGTGTTCACGTTCCTCGAATTGTGGGAACTATTGACGACATCATATGGAAAGACAAGAACCGAAAATCCAACAATCAGGGGGAGTTTCTCGCCTTGTATGATTGGTTGCGGGGTGCGAAAGAGCGGTATGACAGCGCCAGTTAAAACAGTAGTGAGTGACGGACCAACACTTGAGGGCCTGATGCGTGGCGCAACGGCAAGCCAGATTGCGCAGTTGTTTCGCATGGACCCTCGAACGGTGCGTGCTAAATTGGTGCCAGTAGTGCCTGTCGGCCAGAAGGGCGCGGCGGCACTGTACGCGGTCCACGAGACCCTTGAATACCTTGCTCGGCCAAGTCCTGATCAGGTAGAAGAACGCATCAAGCGCATGAACCCGCAAGACCTGCCACCGCTTCTCCACAAAGAGTTTTGGAACGGCATGAGAGCCCGCCAGAACTACGAGCAAGAGGCAGGCAACCTTTATCGCGTGGAGGCAGTCACGGAATTGGTGACACGGTTGTGCAGCACTCTTCGTATGCAGATATTGCTTTTGCCGGATCGCATTGAGCGCGAGGCCCGCTTGACGACAGAGCAACGAGATATCGTCCAAAAAGAAGCAGACCGCGCCTTGGATAAGATGCGAGAGATGGTCATAAAAGAGTTTTCTATACCACTGCAAGAGCCCGAAACTTTGTACGACGAGTCGCTAAAGTTGACTGCCGCGTCTCCAGAGGAGGAAGACCCAGATGACTTTGGTTAAGGGCCTAATTGCTATTGCACGAGGAGCCGTCGATGCGCACTTGTGTATGCCCGAGCGCCTGACTCCGGTTGAGGCGACTGTTCGCTATTTTAAGATAAACAATCCAGGTTCCTATTCGGGTCCGTATGACCCGCGCCAGTCCCCCTATATGGTTGAGCCGTTGAATGCCACAGTGGACCCAAAGTTGAGCAGTGTGATTTTTGTCGGCCCCGCCCAATCAGGTAAGACCGAAAGCCTGATTTTGGGCTTAATTACGCACAGGATTATGTGTGCTCAAATGGATGTCATCCTCTACGGCCCCTCGCAGACATACATGCGCGATTTTAGTGCGCGTCGTGTTGATCGCATGAACCACAACAGCGAAGATATCGGGGGTCGCCTTTTGAAAACGGCAGATGCGGATAACAAGTTTGATAAGTTCTATGAGGGCATGATCCTCACAATGTCGTATCCGTCTATCAATGAGATGTCGGGCAAGCCCGTTCCGGTGGTTGCTTTAACGGACTATGACCGGATGCCCATGAACGTGGGTGGCGAAGGCTCGCCCTTTGATCTAACCCAAAAACGCACAACCACCTTTGGCTCATTTGCAATGGCGGTGGCTGAGTCTTCGCCTTCGCAGGAAGTTATAGACCCTCAAGCGCCTCGGCCCACGGGTCACGGCGCACCAGCTACTGCGGGTATTTTGGCGCTGTATGAGGGCGGGGATAAGCGGTGGTGGTACTCGCCGTGTCCGAGCTGCAGTCATTATTTCTGCGTTCAGTGGCACCATTTGCGATGGGATGACTCGCTCAAGGTCGATGAAGAAGCGGCGCAGACGGTGTGCGCCCATTGCCCGTCGTGCGACACACCGATAAAAACAGACAGTCAGTTTTCGATGAACCTACACGGCAGGTGGCTGAAGCAGGGCGAGGCTATAGACCAAGAAGGTCGAGTGCAGGGGCAGGGCATCGACACAAAGCGCGGGTCTTTTTGGCTTTTCGGTACCTCTGCGGGGTTTCAGTCGTGGCCTCAATTGGTCGTGAAGTACCGACAGGCCCGTAAAACGCTAGAGGATACAGGCGACGACGGGCCGATGCGGACTTTCTGGAATGTTGATATGGCGATGCCATACTATAAGCCGTCTTTGGCTTCTGGGAGATCGCTTGAACTATTGAAAGCGGGGGCTAAACAATACGGCACGAAAGAGGCTCCGAGCGCACCGCCTAATTCTCGAAGTCTCCTTGCTGTTGTGGACGTGCAAGATCGGTCTTTTGTCGTCATGGTATTTGCTATTTTGCCTGGTACGCCGTTTGAACTGGCTGTCGTAGACCGCTTTGTGATACTCAAGTCTCGCCGAAAAGATCATGACGGCGATCCAATCTTTGTTGAGCCCCATGCGGTACAAGAAGATTGGGAGCTCGTGACGGAGGTAGGACAGCGCACGTATCCTGTTCAGGGCGACGCGAAGGGTCGGCACTTAAAGATTCGTGTGACGATTTGTGACTCAGGTGGTCGGGCGGGCGTGACGGCGCGTGCATATCAGTGGTGGCGCGATAGGCGCGACGCGGGAGAAGGGCACAAGTACCAGTTGGTCAAAGGCGAGCACATACTAGGCGCTCCGCGTGTACGAAAAGGGTTCCCTGATAAGCAAGAAGGTGCGCGGATGGCAGAAGCACGCGGCGACGTGCCTGTGTTGTTCTTAAACAGCAACCTTTTGAAAGACGACTTGAATGGTCGTCTGGCAGCAAAAGAGCCCGTAGAGGGTAGCAATCGGTATCTGATCCCCTCGTGGCTGCCTGATGCTGTAATTCAAGAACTTTGCTACGAGGTCCGCCTTGCGAACGGTAAGTGGGACAAGCCTACCGGAGCCAAAAAACGCAACGAGGCGTGGGACTTGAGTTATTACGGGCTGGGTTATGTTCTGGGCAGCGACGTGCAAATAGAGTCCGTCGATTGGAGCGCGCCACCCCTAGACCTAGCAGTGCTGGACAAGAACGTGTATGCGTGCCTAAAAGACCCCGATGGCTCTCTAACGTCTGTAAGTCAGGGCGCGCAATCTTCTGTGCTATCTTTGCTGGCCGAATTAGGTAAGGAACTCACTTGATGAAATGGACAACGACCGATCTACCGCAGTTACGGGCGTGGCTGGTAGAGGCGCGAACGGCGCGCCACGAGATCGCAACGGGGACGAGAGTGTCTGTGTGGATGGACCAAAACGGCGAGCGAGTTGAGTATAATCGGGCCAACATGGCAACACTGGTGGCGTACATATCGGACCTGGAAACTGCGGTAACGACCCTTGATCGCGGCGGCGCTATCGCATCTGGCCCTATTCAATTTTGGATTTAGACATGAGCCAAGAAGTAACAATCACCCCTGTGGCGGCCCTAGCGGATACAGCACCCAGTGTATCGGTATACAGCTCGTTGGGCGGAGGCGGGTTGGAGGCTGCGGGCCGCGCGTCCAAAGCTACCGCGTTGTGGTCGCCCGCTTTTGGTTCGCCAGATGATATCATCGGCAGGGACTCGGCTCTCGCTGGACGGCGGGTGCGGGACCAGACCCTGCAAGACGGGCATTTACGCGGCGCTTTGGGCACCGAGCGAGACACAGTAGTCGGCTCTTTGTTTAAGCTGGTGGCGACGCCAGACCTCGACCTCTTGGGGGTTATTGACTCTCGTTTTAACGCAGCGTGGGTGGAGCGCTTTACGCGCGAAACCGAAGCGCTTTTTCGAGTTTATGCTGAATCTTCGGACTATCCAGCAGTGGATGCTCGGCGAGAAATGACGCTGACAGAACTTACCCGATTGGCAGTTTCATCTACGTTTATAGAGGGCGAGGCCACCAGCCCTGTATTGTGGCGGGATCGCCGAGACGCTACGCCTTTTCGGACGTGCGTGCGAAACATCTCGCCTAGCAGAATATCAAATCCTTATGGCCGAGCAAACACCGACACTTTAACAAACGGCATAGCGCGAAATGCTATGGGTGTTGCGCAGGGTTTTTATGTTCGGCGCAACCATCCTGAATCAAGAACAGCGCTGCAAGGCTCTTTTCAGTGGGATTATTTGCCTGCCCGCAAGCCGTGGGGGCGACTTCAGTTTATTCACATCTATCAGGCAGATATGGCGGAGCAGACTCGTGCCGTATCTGATCTAACCGCAGCCGTTGTCGGTAGTCGCGCCAATAAGCAGTTGCGAGACGTGCAATTACAAAAAGCCATTGTTTCAGCGTCGTATGTGGCGGCGATCATATCGGACCTTCCGCCTGAAAAGGTCTACGAGCTGATGGGCGCGTCAAAGCGCACCGAAAGCAACACTTCGTCTGCATACCAAAACGCTTTGGTAGAGCACTTGCAGTTGATGAAAGCGTTTTTTGGTGAAAACGGCGTCGCCATTGATGGTGTCAAAGTGCCTATTCTGCCGCAGGGGTCGCGCATTGAATCGTCTCCGCTAGGCGGCGATTTTCTTGATAGCGAGGGCTTGTACAAAGCGCACCAACGTATGATCGCTTCGTCTATCGGCCACGTGTACGAAGGTTTTTCTAACGACTATTCCCAGTCAACATACCAGTCCTTGAAGGCAGCAGAAGCTAAAGTTCGCAGGACACAAGCAGCCAAGAAACGATTTGTAGCTGAGCGGTACGCGTCTGCAAACTATGCTTTGTTTTTAGAAGAGGCGGTTGCGCTCGGTCTTGCTCGGCTGCCGGACGGAGTAGATCGTTCTGTTTTCTATCAACCCTTTGTGAAAGAGGCTTTGTGCGCTTGCATGTGGTTAGGTGGCGCACCAGGCCAAGTAGAAGAGCTGAAAGAAACGCAAGCTGCGGCACTTCGGATGTCGAACGGTCTCTCTTCTTTGCAACAAGAGTGTGCGAAGTTGGGGTATGATTGGCGCGAGATTGCAAAAAATCGCGCGGAGGTCCAGAAGGTCTTAGAGGCCGCCAACCTAAACACTGAGTTCAACGCGGAGAAACCAAGTGCAAAGAAAGCCAAAAAGCCCGACGCAAGAGACGCTTCAGATCAATCTGATTGATCCGTCGCACGCGCATACGATGGGCGCGGCCCTGCTGGCAGCCCGCGAGCCAAATACAGGTTTAGAGGCTGTCGGGGCGCAAGCATTTGCTTGGGCGGGGTCTCAGGCTCGCATAGATGAATCTCGGGCGTATCCGGTGATCAACGGCACGGCCTTCATTCCTATCAGAGGCGTTTTGTTAAATGGTTTTTACGGCCAGTGGGGCTCATATGCTACAGGTTATCAGTGGATTCAAAAGCACTTTGTTGATGCCATGGACGACCCGTCAATCGACCAAGTGGCATTTGTAATCGACTCGCCGGGTGGCCATGCAACGGGTTGCTCTGAGGTTGCATCAGTGATTCGCTCTATGCGCGATCAGAAGCCTACTTTCGCTTTGGTTGAGGGCATGATGGCCTCGGCTGCGTTTTTTATCGGAAGCGCAATGGGCACCATTGTCGCAACTACGACTACTGAGGTCGGCAGCATCGGCACTATCATGACGCACATGTCATACGAAGCCGCGATGGACACTTACGGTATCGAAGTCACCCACATCTATAAGGGCGCGCATAAAGTGGATGGCAGTCCGTATAAGAACCTCACGGAGCAGGCACGTGCGAGATACGACGCGCACGCGCAGACGCACTACGACCTTTTTGTTCAAGGGGTTGCAGCGGGTCGGGGTGACAAATTGAACGAACAGGCAGCACGCGACACGGAAGCGAATATGTTTTTAGGCGCAGAGGCACTTGATAAAGGCTTGATTGATGTGTTAGTCACGTCGTCAACCGGCTTCGCGCCAGTAATTATGCCGAACAAGAAAGGCACCTTTATGTCAGGACCAGCAGCCCAAGAAGGCGACATTGTTACAGTTGCGACAGCACCTGTGGTGGACGCCAGCGCCATTGTGCAGGCAGAGCGCACGCGCATTGCAGCTATCATGCAGCTACCTCAAGCCAAAAGCCAGCCCGCACTAGCTGAGCATTTTGCGTACAACACGGCTATGTCGGTTGAAGATGCGACAAAGGCACTAGCCACGGTGGTAGTTGAGGCACCTGCGCCGGTAGTGGACGCGAAAGAGCCAGACCTACTTACCGCAGCAATGGACAAAACCGACAACAAAGACCCTGGCGCAGACAGGCCCGTCGTTGCAGCGTCGCGCGCACAGCGCGTTTTGGCTCTTCGCTTTTCAGAAAAAGGATCATAAGACATGGCCGCTTCAAACGTCACAGCCGGTGGTTTGACCAACTACACACGGCCCCTAGTCGATAATTTGCTCTCGGGTAGCGCGGATGTTCTCACTGAAGGTGGATACACCGTTGGCGCAACAGCGATTCCCGCACTTCGTACCGTGGGCGTAATCACTGCAACGGGTCTTTTAGCCCCGCACAACCCAGCAGCCGTTGATGGTTCACAGAACCTTGTTGGTGCGATGGTCTACGCGGGTGCCGCCAATTCAACAGGCAATAGCGTCTACATTGCCGGTCAGTTCAATCACGACGCGCTCACATGGGACGCCACGCTCACGACTCTTGCATTGCGTCGCGCGCAGTGCCGCCGTACTGCGTTCTTCGTCGGTTCAATCTCCGCCACATAATCGGGCAATAAGGAACTTAATACTATGGATATGTGGACAACCACCGAGTTACTGGAGCTTTTGAACGACGAGCGCGTATCGCCTCCTGTCGGCTTCTGGTCTGATATGGCTATCGGCTCTATCATGATGACGACGGAAAACATTCAGTTTGACCAGTTGCCAAAGTTCGACACGCGTTTAGCGCCATTTGTGTCGCCCTTGGTCGAAGGTCGCATCATGCGCAATCGTACGACTCAGCGTTCGTCTATCAAGCCCGCTTACGTCAAGCCGAAGCACGAAGTTCGCCCTGACGCAGCCTTGGTGATTCGTCGCGGCGAGCGCAGCGGTGGCGATCTTACAGCGGAGCAGCGCTTTGAGTTAGCAATTCTGGACAATTTGATCCTAGAAGACGATGCAATCGAGCGTCGTATCGACTGGATGGCGTGTCGCGGGATCGCGGATGGGTCCGTCACTATCTCGGGCGAAGACTACCCAACCGTCGTCGTGGACTTCCAGCGCAACGCGGGCTTGACGGTAGTCAACGCGGGCGCCGCTCTGTGGAGCGCAGCAGGCACGGCAACTCCAGTACTTGATGTTGCTCGTATGCGTCGCCGCGTTATGCAGTTTGGCAAGTCTGCGGTTACGAAAGTAATCTTTGGTCAATCCGCGTGGGCATATTTCTCGGCTGATCCGACCTTGAAGGATCAGATGTCCACTCAGTTCCGAGGGGTCGATACAAACGTGGATCGCGCTTCCGGGATGCTCGGATCGGGCGTTGAGTTCATGGGCCGAGTTGGTTCGGTTCAAGCAGGCTTCTATGACTGCTACGTCTACACCAACGACTATGAAGACGATGACGGCACAGTCAAGCCGTACATCGATACTAATGATGTCGTTGGGGTTGCAAATCCGCAATTGTACCTAGCCTTCGGTACTATTCTGGACGCGGCAGTTATGCGGGCTGAGCGGAAGTATCCAAAAATGTGGACCCAAGAAGACCCGTCTGTTGTCTACACGATGACGCAATCGGCACCGATGGCCGTCCCCGTAAACCCTAACGGCTCGTTCCGCCTACGTGTGGCGTCGGTCGTGTCTCCTAACGTATAAGGATTGAAACTCATGACCGATAAAGCAAACGAGACTCAATATCGCGCACTTAGCGATATTAACGATGGCAGCGTCGCTGGCATCAAAAAGGGTCAGGTATTTCGCACAGCGTCTATCGAAGACTACCCTGAAGGTTGTTACGAAGTTTCAAAGCCCGAAGAAGTTTTGGGCGAGCCCGAAGTGGGCCTATCGGCAGAATCAGATGCAGCGTATGCGGCTCTCGAAGCTAGGGCCGCTGCGGATTTGGCCGAAGCCAACAAGAAACTAGTTGATGCAGAAGCCCTTGCTGAACAAGCAATGAGAGACGCATCTGCGTCCGAGGCGCGCGCCATCGCGGCTGAAGAACGCATTGTGGCCCTTGAAGCAGCAGCTAAGACAACCGCTAAAACGACCAAGACCACATCTGACGAGCTATAACCCTTGGCCGCCATCGCCGAAATCAGAGAACAAGCGCGCCGCCGTATCCATGATGCGGCGGCGCGCCCTATTTGGGTTTATCGCGGGGCAACTAAAGTCTATGAGGATACGGAGGTCGCACGTCTTCGCGCGCGACTACACAGTCGATCTAGTCGCAAAGGCGCTTCTGCGGCACGAGGGCAAGGTCGTCAGGACAATTTCGGCAACGTAGACTTAGTGTCTAACACGGACAGCGCTGTGTTTTCGAGGCGCGAGAATGAGGCTGTCGGTTGGGTGCCCAAACAAGGCGATAAAGTCTTTTGGCCTGACGACGGCATATGTGTCGAACTTGACATGGCTCTCGACGAAGACGGGCCCGACCTGCTATATTTTACGGCCGTTCGATGTTCAGTATAGCCCTCGATAGTGTCACCGGTCGGCTGAGCCAAGACATGAAGCACTTTGCCAAAGAGGCCAAGGTTGCGGGTCGCATAGCGTTAAATTACGGTGCAGATCGAAAAGCGGCCCCCTTGATGCGCCAGAGCGTGACAGATCAAGTCAATCTCTCAAAGGCGTATGTGAAGGGCAGGATTGGCGTCTCACAGCGGGCTACTAACGAGAACCTTGAAGCGAGAGTTACCGCGAGAACTAGAGCGACCTCACTCGCGCGCTTTTCAATCGGCGCGTCGGCTGTCGGGCAAGGTCCGGTCACGGTTCAGGTTAAGCGAGGCCAGAGCCGTAAAATACGAGGCGGTTTTTTGATTCGGCTGAGGGTGGGAAACCAAGAACTGGGTAACGTGGGATTGGCCATCCGCCTTGGGGTGGGAGAGGATGTTGTCGGCAAAAAGTTCACTGCGCGTGCAATAAGTGGCGAGCAGGGCAAGAGTCGTCTTTATCTGTTGTACGGGCCGAGCGTCCAACAGCTTGCTCTGTCAGCGGCGGTAGGTGCCCTTGACGAAGTAGGCGACGGGATGATAGCGGAGTATGATCGACAAATAGCTCGGATTTTAACGGCATGAGCGGCGAACCAGTCTTACAGTATGTGATCAAAAGGCTGGCGGACGCGTTGCGCCCCATTCAGCACACGTCCACTAAACTAGGCCAGACTTTTTCTATGACGGATCGAGTTCACGTTGGTCGGTCTCAGATAAGCCAAAAGACCCACTCAGTGCCGTGCATCACCGTGACTGAGGCACCGGAGCAGGACATTGCAAGTACGGCGCAGGCGGGGGCGATAGGGTTGTTTAACAAGTTGTATTATGTGTCGGGCTTTGCTCCGCGCAACCTAGAAGCGGAGATTGAGACCGAAGAGGCGTATTTGCTTCAAGCGACGGTCCTGCAGCAGTTGGGTCGCGCTTTGCAAATCGATAACAACTCGGGAGCACCGACGTATCCAACCGAGTTTATGTTGGGAATGCCAGACAGAATTACAAGTATCGAGACCACGCTGCCCTTAGTAATATCGCCCGAGCGAGCGGTCATAGACGGCGCATGTTTCTACTTGCCAGTTTTAGTGACCATCGCTATAGACCCTTTTCAACCTTTCATGCCGTAGGAGACCAACATGGCCGACCAAATCATCCAAGCGGGGCGCATGCTCGGCCAAGTTCTGCTAGCAGGAGCCACAGGCCCGACGCCCGGAGCGGCGTACACCTATTTGGGCAATACGCCGTCGTTCTCCATCAGTCGTTCAGTTGAGACGATCACGCACTATGATTCAGATGGCATGGGCCTCAAGCAAAAAGACGCCAGCATTGACATCCAGAACGACCTTACCGGGTCTTTTGAGACCGACAGCATCTCAGTTTCATCATTGGCTCTTTGGATGGGCACAGATGTGTCTCCTTTGGCGCAAACCGTGCAGACCAACGTGACCCAAAATGCCATCGTCAAGCGAGGCGGCTTTGTTGTTCTGGGCGAGAGCGCGTCCAACCTTGGCGGCGTCGGTCCGGTAACGGCTGTGACGATCACCAAGGCGGCCGTCAACGTACCTGCTGCGGGCAATTGGACGCTAGACGCTGCGCGGGGCACCGTGTACTTCAATCCTGCGTCGGCTACGCTGCTGGACCTTGATGCGGTGGTGATCACCTATACATCGGCGGCTCGCACCGTTCAGCGGGCCCAGGGCATCGCGCGCACTCTTTACATGAGCCTCCGCTTTGAGGGCGCGTCTCGTGGTGGTAGCACCGTGCCTAAAGACGCTCTTATGCCTTACGTGAAAGTTTCGGCCAACGGCGACCTCCCCATGAAGGGCGACGAGTGGATGAAGATGTCCTTCAACCTTGAGATTCTTGCCCCGACTATGGGTGCAGTGCCTCTTGAAATCCGCGATGGATCGCTGACGGGCTTTGTCGCATAATGACTTCGCTACGAGACTATGAACCACCTCGCCGCTCTGTGTCTTATCAGAGCGGCGACGCCACTCGAAGTCTGGACCTGCGTGCGTTGTCCCTTGCTGAGATCACCCTTTTAACTGGTGAGTTTCGGCCGCAGCTAGAACGCGCGCTTCGTTTGTATAACCAGATGGAGCCTGGTGAGAAGCCCCAGGCCCAAGAACAATTCCTTTATCGAGTGGCTACTGAGCTCGTAGTTATGACTGCTGCGGTCATCGTGACAGCCAGTGACGACGTGCCCGAAGCCCGAGAAGGCGCAGCAAAGCTGCCCGCCGTGGTTCAGGTAGAGGCCCTTGCCGCAGTCCTAGCGATGACCATTCACGATTCAGGCACAATAAAAAACCTCCTAGCGACGGTGGGTCAGGCTCTAGCGCCACCGCCGTCGCTGACAAGCGAGAGCTAGACTACGACGAATGGTGCTATTGGCTGGGGCGCCTGCACGATGACGTAGCGCTCCTGCGTCTTTCAGGCTACTCAGAGCCAGAACGCATGGCGCCCAGCACAATAGTTACCATAAAGGGTCGCATACGCCGTGCGCGGGCAGTTCTTTACTCTGAATCCTCCAGCCTCTTGATCGCCGTCGCGGCTGATGTCATACAGCCTCGTAAGAATTTCGTGGATAAGGTCATAAAGGGTCTGAGCAAGTGAGCGACAATAAACGCACCTTCGATCTGATTTTGCGCGGCCAAGATTACGCGACCAAGACAATCGCGGATGTAGGTACAGCGCTAGAGGGCCTAGAGAAAAAGGTAGACGACCAGGCCGCAAGTGCGAGACAAGGCGTAGGTGGGGTGGATGCTTTGCGCGCAGCCTTGGTTGAATTGCGTAAGCTGTCTCAGACCATAGCGAAAGATCAAGGACTAATAGTCACCTTTGACCGGCAGAAAGAGGCCCTTGAGGCACAGCGGGCAGCGGTCAACAATCAAAAAGCCGCACTAGACGCCCTTATTGCGAAGCAGACTGCAGCCACCACGGGGGCGAGCAAGTACAATAAGCAAATCACTGACGCCAAGAAAGCCCTTGAGGTTGTCATCAGAGACGAGAGCCGCGCCGAGGTCGCGTATGAGCGAACCGCCAAAGCCTTGGAGGCTATAGGAGTTTCGACCAGCCGAAGCAAAGACGGCATGGAGAGCCTGAACGCGCAAGCCCTGAAGGTCGAGGATACGTTTCATAAAGCGGCGGTGAGCGTGGACCAGTACGCGGAAGCGCAACGACGGGCGGGGCAAGAGGCCGCTCGCGCATCCGCGCAGATATTGGCGGCACAAGCCAAGGAGGGCGCGCTAAATGCCCGGGCTCTCGTAGGCGACCCGCGCGCGCCAACCAACCGATCACTGTCTACTGCCATAACAGGCACGGTGTCCCCATCAGCGGGGGCTCGAACATCCCTTGCCGGGATAGACGAGGAACTTGATCGAGCAGCGCAGACAGCGGAGACTGCGTCTTTGGCTCTCGGTCGGTATGCGGAGGCCCTTGCGCGGGTCAATGAAGCGGGCCAAGCGCTCACGAACAAAGCACGCCTTGCTGAGGACTTCTTTGCGCAGGAACAAGCTACAGTGCAGGCCACGATGGCCACGGACAGGCACAAGGCCTCTGTGATATCCCTAGCTGACGCACTTGCTCGCGCAGATGATCCTACAGCGCAGATGACCACCGAATTGCGACGCGCAGAAGCCGCACACGCAGCGGCTACGACAGAAGAGCTGAGACAGGCCACCGCCCTTGAAAGCCTTCGAGCTAAGATGCAACAAGCGGGCGTGTCTACCCAGTCGCTAGCAGCGGCACAAACGCAATTAGCGCATTCGGCTCAGAGGGTCGCAACAACGCAAAACGCGCTTCAACAAAAAGTCGGTTCTCAAGGCAGTGGCGGTTTCTTGGGCTTGAAGCCGTATGAGCTGCAGAACTTGTCCTACCAAGTGAACGACTTCTTTACGCAGATCGCCAGCGGTACGTCGGTGATGCAGGCATTTGCTCAACAGGGCGGGCAGGTGTTTCAGCTCTTTCCGGGCGCTGGTGCGGCCATATTAGCGGCGCTACCAGCAATCCTTGCGGGAGGCTCGGCTATCGCCGCCCTCGTGGTCGGTTTTAACCAACTGACCGAGCAGGATAAAGCGGCTAAGGCTTTTAGTGGGCGCCTAGCCGTTATGGCGGACGGCGCTGCGTATAGCGCGGAGGCCCTCGGCGAGCTGCAGGACGAGCTAGGCTTTGTGGGAGTGAAAAGCAAAGAGGCTGGAGAACTCTTGGGCCTTTTTGTTCAAAAAGGCGTCCGGCCCGACTTGTTAGACGACTTTGCGGCGAGCGCCAAGAACCTTGCGGACGCGTTGGGTGTCGATCTGAAAGAAGCAGTCGGCCTAGTCGCTGAGGGCTTTACGGGCGGTGAGGACGCGGTTCTTGCTTTAGACGATAAACTCAACTTCTTGTCTGACTCTCAGCGCCAAACTGTGCGCGACATGTACGCCACGGGAGACGCCACAGGCGCGGCAAACTTAGCATTTGAGATATTTAAGGATAATGTGGCAGACGGCGCAGATAAAGCCCGAGGCCCGTGGAAAGAGGCATTTCAGGCTCTAGGTGGTGCCATCGAGAGCTTAGCACAAGAGCTGGCCCTCGCTGTTTCTGATGCGTTGAACCTAGAAGGCGCCATGGACGGGCTGACCGACACCCTTGAAGGGGCGGCGCGAGCGTTGAGAGTGTACGCATATGAGAGGGGCCGAGGGCAGGCCGTCAGCGCGGAGCGCTTTGCAACCGACGTGGCCGAAACAGGCGTTCTGGTAAAAGCTGAAGAAGAATTGGCTCGTCTTCGTGCGCGCAGGCGCGCAGGCGAGGCGGGGAGTCGTCCTGCAGCGCAAGGTTTTGAGTTCTCCACAAATGCGAAAGAGACCCTTGATCAAAGAATTGCACGACTGACCGGTACAGTCGCTACAATAACGACTCGTCTGTTCGCAGATCGCGATGCGGCCCTCGCGACTTCGGGGGGTGCCCTAGCCCTTGATCGCACAACGAGCTCTGATGAACGCCGCGCTGAAGCAGACCGCAAAGAACGCGAGCGGGCTTCGAAACTTGCGGTGGCCAAGACTGAACGCGAGCGCAAACGCCTACTTGCCGCCCAGAAACGTGAGCGAGCTAAAGAGGCCCGCGACGCAAAACGTGAGCGAGCTAAAGAGGCTCGCGAAGCAGCGCAGGCGGTACGAGAGGCTGCGCGAAATGCTCGGGCATATGAGGTCAGCCAAGATCGGGCGGGGAGCAACCTAGCCAGCGTACTCGGCCTTGTCGGGCGGGATGATCAAGAGTCGCTGCCCGCACGCCTAGACGCGGTCAAAGGACAGTTCGCCAAGTTCTATAACGACCTTGATGACCTCAAAGAGAAAGCTGCCAAGGCAGGTATCGCGCGAGCCAACATCCGCGTCGATGGTGCTACGCTAGGCGAGGTAGAGGACCGCCTAGACAAAGCGCAGAAAGTGCTTCAACGCCGCGCGACAGTTGATTTCTATGACGACCTTGCAAGTACCGCCAAGAAAGCGCGCGACGAGCAACTCACACTTGTAAACCAGTTGTTAGACGCAGCCATCATTGATCCTGAAGAAGCGTTTAAGAGGTCACGAGAAGTCATAGAACGCGCAGCGGCCGGCATACGAGAGGGCCTCCAAAAGAAGTTGGATGCGCAAACGCCACTTGGCCTCGACTTGTTGGATCAACTTTCTCTGGCTGAAGAAGCACTGGCGGCCGCCAGAGCCCGAGACCTAGCGGCGCGCCAAGCGGCAGCGCGCGCAGAAGCAGCCCGCGCGCCTAGAGGAGCCGAAGTTGTAACTGTCACAGCTACAGACCCCAGTAAGTTTCTGGCCCTGCAAGCGGCGGTCGAAAGCGCGCGCACAGCGTTGCAGTCGTTTGAGCAACAGCGCCAGCGCACGGTCACTGCGCTAGAGACAGCGGACAGTGAGGCCAAGACGCAACTACGCGAAGCCAATCTGCGATCTTTAGCTAAGCTGCAAGAAGACCTGACGGCTGCAGAAGATCGCAGGGCGCGCGCAGTAGCGCGTATTCAGGAGCAAGTAGAAGAAGGCCAGATATCGGAGTTCGAGGGCAACAAGCGCATAACCGAGACTTACATTGCCGCTCGTCCCGCGATTGAGGCGTACCTGAGCCGAATGCGCTCTCTTGTTGATACGCTAGTTGCCGTAGGTGCTATTGGCCCTGCAGCAGCAGAACAGCTTAGAGCGAGCTTAGAGCAAGCGAGCAAGGCCGCCGAAGCCACTGATGCCAATATGAAGCGTGTCGCAGACACGATAACCAACGGCTTGAGCGCAGGCGTCGATAAAGGCCTGGACGCGTTCATCGTCAAGCTGGGCGAGGTGATGGACGGCACCGCGACTTTGGGCGACCTGTGGAAGAGCGTTGGCGACACCATCCTCTCTACAATATCGGACATCTTGATTGATCTGGCGAAGTTCATCCTAAAAGCGGCCATAATGAATCAGCTCATGAAGATACCGGCGCTCAAGAAGATCATCGACGCGGCCAATGGCAATACTGCGGGGGGTCTGAAAGAGGCGTCAACGGCACTTACGGCAGCGGCAGCACCATGGGCGGTGGTCGTTTCTGGATTGTTGGCGGCGGCATCGGCACTGAAAGTTGCCGCGGCTTCTAGTGGTGGCGGGGGCGGCGGCCGTGGCGCTCTCTCAGCGCTGTTTGGCGCAGGCAAGGCTTTTCTAGGCGTCAATCACTCGGGCGGACTAGGTTCTGATATGAGTCGGACGCGCGCTGTGTCCTTTTCGGGCTTAGACGCCACAGAAATGCTCAAGGTCGTTCGCAAAGATGAAGAAGTCTTGACGACGGATGACCCCCGCCACGTCGCTAATCAAGGCTTTGCGGCAAGTGCGCCCCAGGCGGACAACAGGTACACCGTAACTAACATCCTAGACACAGAGACGCTGGTGAGACAAGGCATCTCTAGCCGAGGCGGCGTCGATGGTCTTTTAACCGTTATTCAGAAAAATAAGGGTGCGGTTAAGGCCGCTTTGGGCATGTAATGGCTTTTATCTGGCCTTTTCCCTACGACTGGTCGGGCGGGGTTTCTGTGTCTTATACGTGGCTGACCCAGATATCTCGCTCTGATAGTGGTAAGGAGTTTCGTAAGGTGGTTCGGGCTCGACCTCGATGGTCACTTTCGGCCAGTATGCTAGCCCGCACTCCTTTACAGACGTCGCAGCTATCTCGTCTGTTGTCTCAGTATCAAGGAGGGGAGCTGGACGTCGTGGACCCGCTACAGCCCGCAGTCCGTAAGACAGTTCGACTGCTTGACCCCACCGCCGCCAACTTGCTGGGCGCGGGCGTCGCTCGTAGCGCTTTGAGCTTTTCGGCGCTGCCCGGCATCGCGCCTTTCGCCGGAGCCACTTGGTCGGGTCAGAACTATTTGGGTCGTCCAGTAATGCCGTGGCGCTTCGATTGGGCGTCTGATCTAGGACCCCTCGTGGGTCGAGAAACCAAGTTGGTAGACTACGATATCGGCTTGTCGAGTTTAGGTGTCTATTCGACGCATCACACTCGCCGATACGAAGGAGCGATATTACTAGCCAACAAGGTGTCCTTAGACGCCCTAGTCGGCTTAGCGCACCACCTGCGGGGGTCAGCGGGCATTCTCTATTTGCCCGCGCCTGAGGCCATCGGGGTCGTTATGGGCGTGGACACGGTTGGCTCCGACACACAAGTGCGCGTATCAAGCCGATACGCCTCAGAGGAGTTTCTCGGAGACGGAGTAAACAAGCACATAGAGGTCACTCAAGGGGGCTTCGTGTGGCGTGCGCAGGTCCAATCTGTCGTGCAAGATGCTTCCAGCAGCTATTTAAGGCTACTTGGGCCGCAACTTTCGGGGTATTCTAGCGGCGTTAGAGCGGTCGCACGATGGCTGTACGCGGCGCGCCTCGCAGAAGATACGCTCACAATAGCCTTACGCACGCCTGAAGTGGGTCAAGCTACAATAGCCTTTGTGGCCTTGAAGGAATAGACAGATGCGAACTGTGGAGATATTTATTTTTTCTACTAGCGACGGCGACGTGCTGGGCCGGTACACGAGTTCGGATCAAGTTGTAGAGCGTTTGGGGCAGACTTACAGTCCGGTGCCCATTTTTCGGCAGCCCTTTAAGGTTGACGGCGGCATCGAGACTGAAACGTTAGCCCTGAACTTGGCTGCTTCTGCGGGGTTTGCCTCCACGCTGCTGTCCATGCACGGGTCTCTTCAGCGCGTTATAGTTCAAGCGTTTAGCGCAGACCTAGACTTGGCAGTTCCGATATGGGTTTCTATTTTTTCGGGAACCGTAACCACAGCGCAACTCGGTGGCGCGGAAGACGATGTATCCCTGTCGATAGAGGGGTCTGCGGGCAGCCTAAAACAAAGTGCGTTTCGGCAAGTCTACGCAACCACATGCGGGCACTTGTTGTACGGCCCGGAATGTCGAGCCAGTCGCGAAGCAGCGTCAATTTTGCTCTCTATAGCGATAGGCGCGGGCCCTGTCATTGCCCTTAACGCGGGGTGGCACCTCGCCCGAGTTCCGACAGATTATTTAGGTGGCATCGCGTCGTGGTTGGATGGCGATGGCCGCGTGGCGAGACGCACTATCGTTTCCGCAAGCGCCAATTCGATAAGACTATCAACGGGGTGGCTGGACCAAGGAGGTCTGGTTTCTGTGACTCTCACAATGGGTTGCGACAAAACTCAATCCTCTTGTCAGGATCGACACAATAATATACAAAATTACGGCGGGTGCCCCTTTATGCCCTTGCAGAACCCGATAGGCGTTCGAAACAACTATCAGTGATCGGAGCGGTTTGTGAATTGGGTATCCATCATCATAGCCGTCGTGCAACTTGTTGCAGCAGTAGCCCTGCAACCGCGCGTCAAAAAGACAAAACCGCCAACTGCCCAACAGGCTGAATCGCCAACTACCGGCGCAGGTCCTACGCCTATGATATTCGGCACTGTTCGGCTTAAAGAGCCCAAGGTTCTTTGGTCCGGCGATAAGTCCATCCACACATACGACATCTCGGCGTGATAGTGCGTGCGGGTGATATTCGAAGAACAGGGCATTGCGTTGCCGGCATCAAAGACTGGTGCGCGGCGAATGGCATAGACTTTCGAACTCTGGTGGTAGACGGAGTACCTATTGAGGCGCTAGAAGCAACAGGTGACGCATTGGCCGCATCGGTCTGCCAACAACTTCGGGCGCAAGATGGGCAAGAGTAAAAAACAAAAACAACAGGTCAACGAGTATCGGATGTCCATCCACTTTGGTGGTGTGGTCCGAGCACACGCCCTGCGAGCAGTGTTCGTGGACGACAAGGAGGCGTGGCGCGGTCGCCAAGTTGGGTCCGCCACGCTATCAGTCAACAACCCGAACGCCTTCGGCGGACCCAAAGAACAAGGCGGTCTCGTTGGAAGTATTTACTATTTGCCTGGCGGTGCGACACAAGTTCTACCAGATACACTTGCGGCCCGACTAGGCGGCTCGCCGACTAGCGTGGTCGGCTATCGAGCCTTTACGTCCTTGTGGTTTACAGGGACAGAGACGAGTCGCATCTTAGGCGATTACGGAGACGGCCTGTTCGGCCAAGTGCTATCTGCAGCAGCAACGGCCTCTTATTCGGCCAGCACTGCTTCTGGTTTCACTTGGTCTGCGAACAACCCCATCATCGCGCAGGCCGTCGATGCAGTCTACGAATACTGCCCTACTAACGACGAGTTTCCACTCGTTGATGCTCACGCGCGTATCCCTAATTCTGAAGCACCTGACTCTTGGCCTGACGCTAATCCGGCGCACATCATATATGCTATTTTAGTCGATAGGGCTTACGGACTGGGCACGCCCCCTGCACTGATTGACACAACCAGTTTTACGGCCGCTGCCGCCACGCTGTTTAATGAATCTTTTGGTCTTAGCTTTATTCGCACAGACCGCGAAAGTGGCGAGGCTGTGATATCGGACGTGCTCGATCATATATCGGGGTCTTTGTACGACGACCCCGCGACAGGCTTAAAGACCCTGAAGTTGTTTCGGGCAGACTACGACGTGAACGCGCTAGTCTCCTTGACTCCTGAAAACTCACGCATTGTAAAAGCCGGCCGTACTCAAGGCCACAAGTTGATCAACGAAGTGGTGGTTAGATACACAAACCCCAACAACGAGGAAGAGCTATCCCTGACGCGCCAAAACTTGGCGATCTTTGATACCCAGGGTCAGATAAACTCCGTTGACCGAGACTTTTACGCGATCCGCAATGGCGAGTTAGCGAATCGCGTTTGTGAACGAGAGCTCACAATAGTCAGTACCCCCCTGCTAACGGCTGAAGTGGAGGTTGTTGACCCCTCAATACAACCTCTTTGCTTTGTCGGTGCTGTTTTTCGAGTCGCACACCCTCTCCGTAAGGTGGACGGCATTGTTGCACGGGTGTTATCAGTCTCGCCACCTACCGCCAGCAACCCCCTTGCGACGCTGGAAGTGGTTGAGGATGTCTTCGGCCTTCAGTCGGCCCCTGTGTTGTCTGCTCCGCCTCTTTCGCAATGGGTGGCACCAGATCAGGAGCCTTCGGTGGTTACGGATGTGCTGGCTCTCACCACGCCGTATTTCTGGGAGACTGCCGACGGGGTCGTCCCTGCTTGGCCCGCTGCGCATCCGCTGATCCTCGCTGCCGCTCCATCCTTGTCTTCACCCAGCTACGACCTGTTAGAGCAAAAGGGCGCGGGGTATTCATCAGTTGGCTTAAAAGATTTCATCGCGCGAGCAACAGTTGTAAACGCAATGCCCCCGACCGCAGGTGCGATACCAAAGGGCTTGTGGGGCGACGCTGTTACTGCTCCCGCCATCGGGGACTACCTATTTACCACTAACGAAATTATGCGGGTTAGTGGTGACAATGCGAATAACTGGCTGCTCGATCGAGGGCTTTTGGACACCGCACCGTCTCTAGTCCCTGCAGGGTCTTTAGTTTGGGTCGTGAAGCAGCCTGAGCGCTTTGTCGAAGATAGCCAAGAGCGGTTGTCGGGAGAGCAAGTCACCTATCGCGCGCTAAGCCGGACAGCAAGGGGGCAGCTCTCGGTGAGCAGTGCGCCAAACTTGTCGGTAGTGGTATCAGACAGGCCCCACCGCCCTTTACGGCCTGCCAACCCTTTGCTGAATGGGGTTCTCCCGGGCGAATCCGTAGGCACCGCGTCGCAGTGGGTCTTGACGTGGGCTACTCGAAACCGCCTGTTGGAGCAAGGTACGCCCGTATTATGGTCTGCGGGCGCGGTGACGCCCGAGTTTAAGCAAAGAACCATAATCCGCGTTCGAGACCAAGCAACCAACGCGGTCGTTTATGAAAACCAGTCTCTGTGGGTCGAAAATGCAACCACCCTACAGCGCGCGTGGTTTGATCGCTACGCAGCAGTCCTTGTGTCGATCTTGAGCGAACGGGAGGGCCTTGAGTCATTTATAGAACAGTCCTGGGCGATATCAGGGCTGCCCGCTAATGCGGGCGCGCCGCCACCTCCGGCCAACCCTCTTGTTTCCCCGGCCCCGTCGCCCGTACCCGCTCCGAGCGCCAGTAGTTTCTCCGTAGCAGCGGGCACTACGACCAGCCCTAGCATCGTCTTGACAGGTTCCGTACCCGCCTCCATTGATGCCACGGGCATACTGCTGCGCTATTCATCTGATGGGCACTCGGGGGAGGTGGCCGCGATAGCCATAAACACAGACTACACAGGCGTGCCGCGTCCGGTTACTTACGAGGTATCTCCGCTCCGAGAAAGGACCGTGTACAACGTAAGCATTGCCTTCACGCGCCAAGATGGGACGGCATCAGAGTTTGTCCACATCGGCTCCGATACGACAGGGGCGTTAACCGCATCGCCGCAGTCAGCCAACCTCGTAGCGGGTGGCGGTCCGTACAAGTCCGCTATTCCTAGAGGCGAGTTTCTCGGACTTGGTGTTAAAGGTGACAATTGGCGGGCTGTAAGCATTGAGAGCGAGTTGGCTCAAGCTGCTTGGTCGTGCGCGATATCCGCAAGTTCTGGGTATCAATCGATTGAGTTTGTCCCTTTTGAGGCATCGGCAAATAAAGTTTATTCAGTCCAATATGTGGCCGCTAAAATTGGCTCTTGGACCAGTGGATCAATCCAAGCAGGCATCAAGTGGGTGGGTGTGCTAGGTCAAACCATAAGACTTGACGAGTTGCCTCTTGTCGAGGACGGTGTGCAAAACGCCATGCTGCCGAGTGGCTACCGAGTTGTGCAAGTTGACGGCCTGCCGCCCGCGCCTAATGGCACAGTTTTTGGGTCATTGTTTGCCGTAGTCACAGGAAAGGGCGTCGGTGCGGCTCACTTTTTACGTGCCAAGGTGAACCTGGGTGGGGTTGCTGCACCGTACAGTGACGAGGCGACATCCGCTTATTTGCTCGGCTCCCGCCTTGACGGAGGGATCACGGATGACGACGGCAACCCTATTGAGAGAATTGATCTACTTAACCAACTCTCTCCCCGAATTGAGGGACCAGTTGCTATCAACATTAACGCAAACTATCTAAACGAGACTCTACCGGGTCAGATCGGTGAAGGCTACGTCTTGGCTTATCGCCTCATGTCTGGAGACCAAAACATCGGACTGTCTGGTCCGTGGAGTGTGAGGTTTTTTGGCCCTATAACAGGCTACACAACGGTGACGGGCGCTCTTGTGATCACGTCCGCAGACGGTGAAGGTTCTGCACGCGTCACTGCGCCTAACAATAAGTCGCTTGACCTCACAATCAGCCGCACAATTGCAGCGCCGCCGCTACTGCCAGCTCTCTCTGGCGCAGCGTTAGACGCAACGTCTGAGATTTTAAGTGTCCTAACCCGCCAAGCGGCGGGCTTCGATGTCATAAGCCGTGAACTTAAAGTCACGACAGGCCTCGTACCCGCACGCACGCGGGTTTCGTTCGCAGGTCAGTTTGACACGTCTCTACTTGGCGGCTCCAGTACGGCCGGCGTGAACGTCGGGCTTCAATATCGCCTGGTTGGCGGCACGTGGGTTACTATTGCTGAAATCGTAGACGGCGGCATCCAGCCTCTAGCGGGTGTCGCTGACCCGACGACGCTTGAGTGGTATCACAACAATGCTTTCGGCGGCGATCCCGGGCGCAACGACAACTTTGAGCCCGAGACCGCCCAAAGCGGTTCGGTCAAGGTGTCTGTCATCATAAGCGGGATCACTCAGCTTCTTGAACACGAGTTTAGGCTGATCGGCAGCCTACAAAGTTCTGAGTTTAGGACGCAAACCATAACATGGTTTCAGTCAACAATGTCTGTAAAGAGGTTATAAGATGGCACTCTCCCCAATCCAAACCAAGCTAGTTGATGACTCTTGGGACACACCCCTTGCTGAAACACACCTTTCTCCCAAAAGCGCAGGGCCAATTTATGTCTCACATTACGGGAGTACGCAGGCCGACTTTATTGACGCCCTTGATGCGGGTATAGCAACGGGCCGGCCCGTTGACGGTAGCGGCATGACAGTCACTTTGACTTCATCTGGTATCCGCAAAGGGCTGCTATCAGGACAACGACTAAGGATTCAGAACCTCAAGCTAGACATAAGCGCTGTCGCGGGTGTGATGGGCCTTGCGCAAGGGTGGTCGGGCAAGATAGCCCTCGGTATTGTTGGCACGGCTGCAAACGGTTCTGACATGTGGGGGGCAACTTACCCAAAATCCTCGTTAACTGTCGCCGCGACACGGGGTAACGTGTCAATTCAGGTGGCTGACTTATCCGTCTTTACAATAGGGGGTGATATCCTCCTACACGACACGACGCGGATATGGGACGCGGACGGCTCAATTTGCTCTGAAGGCGCTACCGTAATTGATAAAAGCGCGGCAACGGGTGCAGGGGCGATCACCCTTGGCGGTTGCCTTCGGAGCAGCTACACTACCGCAGCAACGGTGCGTCCTTATGTAGGCGCAGACGTTGAGCTCGACAATGTCGAACTTGTAGGCGGTGGCGTTGGCGCGGATCAAGACGGCATCTGGGTGTGGGGGATTCAATCCATCGAAGCCCACAACCTTTATGCCGAAGCAATCGAAAATCGCCCGTTTTCGTTTGTAAATAATCGTTTTGCTTCGATCCAATCTATTCGTGGTGAGCGGGCGGCACGTAACGGACTTGGCTATTTAATTACCACATCAGGCACAGATCAGGTGATTGTCGATGGTCTTCGATGTTCAAATTGTCGTCATGGCTTTGCGTCGGGCCGCGCCCCCGGCGGGTCTCAAATGCAATCGTCCATTTCAATATCAAATGCAATCGGCGATGGGATGCAGGATTGTTTAATTAATGCACATCCTGGAGTTTATTCGATGTTGTTGGTTAATTGCCAAACGCGAGGTGCGATCAACGCAGGCACAAATGGCGACGCTTTGGTCATTTTCCAAGGCACACACCTGCAGGTCAGCAATGCGCGTTCGGGGCCCGCACGCCGTCACGGCGTGGTGATTGAGAGCTTTGGGCACCTAGACGAAGGCAGGGGTCACACTTATAGGCTGTCCAATGTCACAACCGAGGCCGGAACGGAAGCTGTTGCGCAGTACGGCTTCACGTTCTCCGACATACCTTGTGTGGCTTCAAACGGTTTTACTGGCGCAACGAGTAGTCCTGTCGATTTCATCGACCTGTCGTCGTGCGATTTTGTTTCGCGCTCTGGCTGTCTAGTCACTGTTACTAAATCCCTAATTCGCGAATTGCGGATAGGCGGGGGCTCTTGTCGCTCTGTGGGTCCAGCGCAGTTCGGACATGGCATCAAAACAGACGTGACGGGAACGGGGCGAGTTGGGCGAGTTATTTCGTCAGGTACGACCTATCAAGCTGACGGCGGGGGCGGCTACTATGGTGCATATTTTGCAGGCCGCGCGGGTGCGCCCATAAAAGTGGATTGTAGTGGTGCTGCCACTCGCGGCTCAAACACGCACGGCCTTGTGATCGAAAATGGGACTCTTACGTACTCGCCACTCGATGCTGAAGGTAATATAAGCACAGCAGTTTTTGCAACAACAGGCGGTACTCTTACTGCATATTGACCTACTTAGGGGCTACAAGGTCGTTGCAAATCGGCATATTCTAGTTTTTAATGCCGTTGTCTGGAGTGCAATCGGGAAAATTGAGTCAAGGAGGAGACGCCGTGAAGTACACTGATCAACAACTTATCGGCCGCGTTGCGTCAACGGCCAAGGGCTTCAACGGCTGGCACGACGGAATGTACGCGATTGGCGTGCGCTCAAGAGCGGACGTGCCTGACGCGTTTGACGACAAGTTTTACTTGGCCGAAGCCAAAGGCAACTTGGTAAAGTTCCACATGGCCACAAGCTGCACCACCCACCCCGGCGTGGATGTGCTGAAAAACTTTCGCACTAAGTTTAATAAGGCTGGCGCAGCAGTCCTTGTGGCCGATAACATTGTCTATAATAGCCACATTTATGGTCGTCATAAGGACTATCCCGCTTATCGCCAAAACAAAGGCTTTCCGTACACGCGCGATCAAGATGGAGACAGCAAGGCAGAGACATTCGGCCCTGTGCTAAACGACATTATTTGGTCAAACATCCACCATGCCAAAGATGAGGGCATTTCGGTTCGCATTGGCAACTGGAGCGCGGGATGCACGGTCTTGAACAATGACGATCACTTCGAGCGCTTCATGTCCATCATGAGTAAGCGGCCCCTCACTTACGCGCTCTTGAAGGAGTTTTGATATGGATTTTCAAACGCAACTGGCGTTCTACGGTCAACAAGTTGTTTCGGCCATTGCGGCTTTAGCCTTGGCGGCCATTGCAACTTTACTCACAAAGTATGCACCCAAAGCAATAGCCTTGTGGACAAGCGCATCTGCCAACAAAGTATTTCAAGCGGCTGTTCTGTGGGCCTCAAAGGAAGCCGTGGCGCGGTTGCGTAACGACGGCGACACGGGGGTCGAGACGGAGACCGCCGCTATTGACGCGGCAACAAAGGCGGTAGAGGCTCGCATCCCTGACACCCTTAAGGCCGTTGGCGTGATTGTGACTGACCAATTGAGAGCGCGCGTGGCATCCCGCGTTCTCGACCTTATCCATAACGGGGTGAGCAAATGAGTGCTTTAGCCATATTCCTTTGCCTATCGCCTGTTGCCGCGGATGGCGACACGTTGCGATGCGCTAACCACCCCCAAGCGGTCCGCCTGATTGCCGTTGATGCACCTGAATTGAAGGGGTGTAACGGCAAGGCGGGGCGGGTTTGTGCGTCGGGGGACGGGCGGGCCTCTAAGCGGTTCCTGCAATTGTCTCTGGATGCAGGCCCCGTCACAATCATACCGCATCGCAACGACCTCTATGGCCGCCTTGTGGCCACGGTACGCCTTGTCAGTGGGCAAAACGCATCATGCGCCATCATTGCGTCGGGCAACGGCATTTTCAAGCCAGACTGGGGCTATCGCAGACAAACAGCGCGTGAGTGCGGATTGGCGATCTAGTATTCCTGCGAGTGTGTGTGTGGCCTCTCGGGTGCTAGTCGCTATTCACAAGGGAAATCAAATCGGGCTATCTCAAGTGGGGGTGCATCCACTCAAGAGTTGTCGAGGCATAATACACGATGAGTTTACTTGATACGATCTTAGCGACCGCGCGCGATCAGTTCCCCGCTATCGCGGGCTCGACTGTTTTCGCTATCTTAGCCAAGCCTGAGAAAAAATGGCATCGCGTTTTCATAGCTGCTGGCGGCTTAGCGATATCTCAGGTGTTTACTAATCCAACCGTGGACCATTTTGAGCTGGCGCGTTGGGCGGGCCCTATCGGCTTTATCTATGGCTTACTTGGCATCACACTTGCCGTGTTTAGTCTCAGTATGGTAGAGGCGGCAAAAGGGTACGCGCCGAGCGTGATGAAAAAGTGGCTCAATCAGCTACTTGGAGGGACCAACAGTGGACCCGATTAAAGTTTTGAGTACGCTTTGCTTTTTGCTGATCTCCACTGGCTCATTGGTCTTAATGAGCAAAGTCCGCTGGCGTGAGTGTGGTCGGTGTCGCGACAATCGTGGAGTTGTCAAGGCTCTCATATGTTGGTCGCTTGGTATGTCCGCTCTAGGCATGGCGTTGCACCCCGAAGCCGAGTCTCTATCGTCGATCTATATGTGGTGGCGTGCGTCTGTTACAGCCTTTGTCGGCGTCATGTTGTACGATAAATTTTGGCCGCGTGCTACCGGAGATTCTACATCATGACCACTCACGCCAATTGACACGATTTGTCTGACGATCACTAGTCCCGAACTAGTGGGCGTATACGAACCGAACGACACGTTGTATGTGGACTTCACCTCCGTATGAGTTACGTTAAAGCCATTTTGAGCCGTAGGCTCCTTGCTTGCACTTGTTCGTGCGATAGATTATGAGGAACCACGGATATGAGCCGGCAATGGGGTCTGGTTATGGGCGACATCATACAAGTGCGGCGAGGCAACACGCAAACGGTGGTCATAAGTGTGACGACCACAAGTGGCGGACCTGCGAAAGACCTTACGGGTTACACCCTTCGTGGGCTTGTCGCCGACAAGTTTAATCAAACCTTGCTAGAAAAGCTATTACGCGTTGACACACCAACGGCGGGCGTGGTTTTCTGGGATTGGACCGTCGTGGAGAGCCGATCCCTGCCCGCCGACTTGTTGAAGTACGAGATCGAAGCCCGCAATACGACCGAACAAGTCACCCTTTTGTCAGGAGCGCTAAACGCCTCTGGCGGCATTAACACAGACTAGGAGACAAACATGGCCGTTCAATTATCAACCGCAGTCCGAAATGCAATGGGCGACATCATCGAAAGTACAATTGGCGCCAGCCCGACACTGGAAATCCGTACCGGCGCGCCCCCTGCCACCCCTGCCACAGCCGACAGCGGCACGCTTCTGGCGTCGCTGGCATTGCCCGCCGACTGGATGACTGCTGCCGCTGGCGGCGTCAAGAACATCAATGGTGCGTGGTCTGATCCCGCCGCCGATGGCACGGGGGTTGCAGGCCATTATCGCATCAAGCAAGGCGCAACGTGCCATTTTCAAGGTACTGTGACCATCTCTGGCGGTGGCGGCGATATGACTTTAGACAACAACAACATCGCAGTCGGCCAAGCCGTCAGCGTCTCGACATTCACTTTGACTCTTGGCAATGCCTGATCATGGCTATCACCACTCTAGACGGCTTTTTGAACGCTCTGGGCAACAATGCCAGCCGCATCGTGATTGACAAAGCCTCTCTCGCAAACACGGTAGCGGGGCAGTATTTCAGCCTTTGGAGGGCGACGGGGCAGCCGGGGCAGGGCGCAATCCCTGCTGCTGCGGCGCTTTGTACATCTGCTCTAGTCGGCGCGATGGGTTTTGCAAACCAGACTGCGCCCGCTACCTCCTATCTGGGTTGGCTGGCACTCAATTGCACCAATGCCGCTGTGACGATGGAGGTGCATGATCGCATCGCTCAAATGGCTGGCCTCAATGGTACGCTGATCACGACGCAAGCGGTCGCCCTTGATCTGACGGCAGCGGGCCTAAACCCACCAGCCGAGCGAATTGGTGACGCCAATTTCAGCGACGTTCAATGGTGGATGGAGTGGTACGCGGACACTGGTGCGACTGCGTCCAGTGCCACAATCAACGTCACATACAATGACGGCACTGTTGCGGCTTTGACGGCAGTTGCAGTGGGCGGCACAGTGCGGGCTGGCCGCTTGATTAACCTAAATGGCCTCGTTCCTGCTGCCCAAAGCGGTAAATTCATTCGACGCATCAATGACGTGATCTTGTCCGCCAGTACGGCGGTGGCAGGCAGCTTTGGTTTTACGGCCACGCGCTTGCGCGCCGTCGCGCCATTGTTCGTCGCCAACAAAGGCGAGGTCTACCCTTGGGATGCGCTGGGCTTGCCTGAAGTTCCCAACAATGCCTGCTTGACGCTGGTTCAATTGGCGTCCACCTCTACGACCGGCACCGTGCGCGGCGGCGGCAAGGTTGCCCATGGCTAGTCCGCACGCGCGCGCCTCTGTTCTGACGCGGTTCTCGCCCGCTAGTTTCCAAGTGACAAATCCCGCGCGGGTCATTTGGGCGAGCGAATTCTTTGGTGTGCCGCCGATTGTGGGGGCTGGCGCTGTTGCCCTCCCCCCCGTTGTCGTCGCTGCTTCTGGCACTGTCTCTAACGGTGGCGTGACAATCACGGGGAGCGCAACGATTGCGCTTGAGGTGGTTTCGGGTGCGGCCTCGGGGGAAGTTGCGGTTTTCGGTACTGGCGCACGCAGCCTCGACGGGTTGGCTGTCAACCAGGTCGGGCGAGTTCAGATCGCCGCCGCCGCATCGGCCTCTGCTTTGGGTGCTGCTTCAGGTGCGTCTGGCGGCACCGTTGCTGTTTCTGGTTCTGGCGGCACCGTTGCTGTTTCTGGGCTTGCCGCATCAGGTTCGGCACGCACAGCCATTGCGGCGGCGGGCGCACGCAACCTGGATGGATCGGTGGTTGACGCATCGGGTCGAGTGCGTGTTGCTGGTGCAGTCGCCTCGCTTCTTGCGGGAACCTCTGTCGCAGCCGATGGGCGCATCTTGATTTCGGCGCTCTCGGCAGCGACTTTGGCGGATGTGGCCAAATCTAGCGTAGGGTGGGTTTCAGTCTCTGCCGCGTCTGCGTCCTTTGTCAATGTAGGTAGTCTGGCAACGGGGCAAACTGCAATCACGGGGCAAACTGCGGACAATTTAGGGTCAATTTCGCCCGCTTCTGACGGTCATGTCACCGTAACGGGGGCCACAGGCGCAAGCCTCGCATCGATCACGGGCACCGCTTTCGGCGACATCGCGTTACCGCCCATCACTGGCACCGCCTCGGCCTCAATGGGCGTATCCGCGCTGGCATCGGGGCATGTCGCCATTAGCGGCGCGGCGACAGTGTTAGCTGGCGCCAGCATCAGTATGATAGGGCACGCCTTTGTCAGTGCCAGTTCTGCGCCAATTATATCGTTGGCTGCTTTGGCTTTGGGTGGGGTCGAAATTAGCGGCGCAGGGATTGTCCAAGCTGGCATTGCATCAAGTGGCGCTGTCGGTGCCGTGTCCGTTTCGAGCGCTGGTGTGTCAAGCGCTGAGATCGATGTGGCCGCATTTGGCACGGTGTTGGACGTTTATCGATGGACTTGGCAGCGGGTGGAGGCCGAGTGGCCCGAGCCTCAAGTTTTCGCAGCCAAATGGCCTGTGCAACAAGTTATGACGGCAAAATGGCCCGTTGATCAAGTAGTTTTAGCACGATGGCCTTTGGCTGCGTAACTCAAGTTTCATCGTCATTGTCCTTTGTGTCTAGTGGAATCAGGGAAAACACGCAGTATCCCGCTTCGATGCCAAGTTGACCTCCTTGCAGTACGGGCCCGACCATAAACGTAAGCGGTTTTTCGCCCGAATCAAACGTCTGAGTACGTATATTAAAACACCTAAGATTTACGAAGTCGCCTCTCTGATAAAAACGGTCGTTCTTTCTAACTTCGAATGTTTTCTCTCCGAGCTTAACCGCATCAAAGTAAGGCTGTACTGTTTTGAGGGTGTGGCTTTGCACGGTCATGTCAGTGCCTCCATTACTTGTAGGGCTGCGGTGATGGCGGCGCGCATGGATACATGTTGCTCAAAAGGCTCATAACAATTATCGCCCTGTTTAAGCACGAGAGCGTCCTTAGCTGTCAAAGCTGCATCAATCATCTCATCCGTCACAGCATGTTTGCGCGGGCCTAGAAGCTTGTTGGCTGTGGCAAGGTAGGCTTGAATGGCCTCAACAAAGCGATTATGCGTAGTCGGTTCGACGATGTAAGTGTTACCGTCGCTTGCTCCTGCGGGGCGCCCTCTGATAAGCGTCCACGCCGCCTCTAGCGCGTCTTGATCAAGTTGCATGGTCATGGTAAAATCTCAACAATATTCAGATCAGCAGGCTCTGACCAAAAGCAATGGGCCAGCCTCACCCGTCCGCCCGGTGACCACTCCCCCACTGTCGCCTCAAATAGCTTTCCCGCCAGATATTCTGGATCAACATAAGACGGGTATTTTGTCAGGACACGTGCGCCAACTGGGTGATCTTTTCGGTTTAACGTAATCATTTCAGTGTCCCCATTGCTTGTAGGGCTGCGGTGATGGCGCAACAGTCGGGGCTGCATCACGGGCGGTCTGCGTTGATAGGTCGGTCATATTTCGCCAATTGCCTCCAGATAAAGGTCCAGCATCATCTCGGCTTCGGCCCGATCCTGGGCGCTGATCTTGCGCAGCTTAATCACTTTGCGCAGGGCTTTGGTGTCGAAGCCGAGCGATTTTGCCTCGCCGTAGACATCTTTGAGCTGCTCAGAGATTTCCGCTTTTTCATTCTCTAGGTTCTCGACCCGAGCTACGAACTGACGCAGCTTCTCTTTGCTAGAAGCAGTCAAGGCTTGAGGGCTTGAGTCGAACGTGTCGTCATCGTCATCATTGTGATTTTGTGGGTATGTCATAATCCTTTTTGCCCCCATATATAGCCTGCGGCTAGTATGCACATTACAGATAGCAACGCGAGTGCTGCGGTCACAAGGGGCCTTTGTCGGGCAATCAAAAGTTTGGTCGATTCGACGCGGATAAGATTACCCAATACGACTAAGAGGACTATAAAAGCCCAAGCTATGTAATCAGTCATAATTTGCTCTTCCTTCTTTTAGTTGCTTTACGTGTTCGTTTGTCTCGTGCTTTCTTCAGGGATGCTTCCATGCCGGCAACGTGTTCGAGCTTGCGCTTGGCCATTGGTGGAGCCTTACGCGCCGGAGCCGTCGTGGCGGTCGTGCCCGAAAGCCCGATACCCGTCATGGCCAAAACTGCCGCAAGCATTCTCGGATTGGTCTTCATGGCAAGCTCCGCATCAGAAACGCAAAGAGCCCGAGTGCAGCAGTGTATAGATCGCGCGTTCTCACGTGTTCTCTCAAGACCCAAAAGCCTCCAACTATTTCGTACTCCACAGGCTCGTCTCCTTTGAATGTCCTGCCGTCATCCATCACCACGTAGCTCGGTGTGAGCCTGCAGTGTCCACTTGGCGTCTCCGCCAGCATCGCGCCCTTCAAGGGGCCGTTCAAAACTTCAAGCATGGCTTGATCTCCTCATATTGCTCTTGTGTCACTGCGCGGATTGCATACTCAACGGCCCCTCGGGAGTACGTTTTTTTCGCCGCTACACCGCGCATGGCGTGCGCTATCGTACTTGCGCCATAGCCCTGGGCTTGTAGGTGCCTTGTAATTAAATGTCGCACAAACGGCACCGGATCGTGTCGTGCATCGGACACCAAAGCCTCAAGTGAGACGTTAAACCGAACACACAACGCTTGTGCAATAGCCGACACTTCGAGAACGCTAGGAACTTTCTTCATAAAAGATGTAGACAACACTTGCAGGCGAGTGTCAAGCGTGTTACTATACATTTTACAAGCGGAGAACTTTTATGCGCGCATTAACTATCGTCGGCCCTCGGGGCTTCTCCCATACAGTATCGGATGCCCGTAACATTACCTCGGTGGCCGCGCTCAACACGGCCATGAAAGCAAACGGCTGCGGCTCGTACCAAGAGGCCAGCGGTCGTGGGGCAGTAAAGACGGTTGAGTGCGATCCTGACAATTGCGTGTGCAAGCAACAAGCGCTGGTGCAATGAACCAAAAACACACATTCACGCCGGAGCAAGACGCCCGTGTGTGCGAGGCATATTTGAATCAAATAGCACTGATGCACCTAGCCAATCAGTGGTGTGTGCCTCGACATGCCATCATCAATCGAGCATCTCGCTTAGGCTTGCGAAATGCGACTCGGCAAGAGGTCGTAGCGCTAACAACGTTTTATGTGGCTATGCGAGGTGCGGCGCCTTTGAAACGACGTTTTAGTTTAGCTGATGCCTTAGTAAAGCGAAGCAAAGGGGAGACCTACGAAGAGATTGCAAGGTGGTTCGGTGCTACTCCCTATGCGGTTCGTCGGGCAATTTCCTCGACTAGGGGCCCGGACCGAAGCGCGCTTCTGGCAGAGATAGACGCGGGCATCGTCCTGCTGGCTCAAAGGGATTTGTTTTAACTGCAATCGGCGCTTGACTTTGGCCTAACTTTGGCCTAACTTTGGCCTAACAACCGAACAAGCAGGGGTAGACATGAAAGACTACATTGTAAAACTGGCATCCCGTGCAGCCTTATATAAGTGCGTGGCACGACTCATGTTGCTGACAGATACGAAGTTCTGGGTCGTATCACAAACAAACCCTGATGTCCAGTGTGATCCTGATCGCATGTTCGTTAGGGGCGTGATATTTGTCGTTAACGGGGCGCAAGTGCTTCTTCAACGCCAGCCCGATGCGGCGGATGAGTGGGACTTACGAGCCGACGGTATTGTTGTTTTTGACTGCTTTGGAAACCTAACTCAAGAAATGGCGGATATGATCGCATGATTATCTTAAAAAACTGGACTGCCAAGCGCTCTGGCGCAACCATCACCATCAAGCATGAAAGTGGTGTTATCTCGTGCATCCGAGAAATTACAGTATTTGATGGGCGTGTGGTCGCCGTGAGCTTAGACGGCAAACGCTACCATTTGGGGATTGAAGCATGATTATCTTTACTAGAAAGGGCTTCGAGAAAAAATGGTGAAAGCTCAAGACTTAATCGCCGCTCTGGCTCACGAGGGCTTCGAGGTCAAAGAGTGGTCTAAGGGCGGCTTGTGGCGCCTCTACTTTGACGCAGGTCGCAAAGATGCGAAAGTGTACCTTGCGCTTGACCCTATTGACCCTGACAGAAAGTTTCTAACCGACGCGGCCTTGCGCGTATATGTCGATATGGGATCACAGACTAAGGCATGGGCGGACAGCCAGCACGCCATAGTGCGTGCGCGCTTCATGCGCGCGTTCAACTGCTACATTCGTCTTAAACACCCTGACCCCAATGCTTCGACCGGTTTAACGGCTACCATGCGCGAGACGGTACGCGCGGCATATAAAGCTACGCAATAACACGGAGAAAACTATGAGAGCCCTTGAAGAAAAACAATGGGTGCAACAGGTTAGTTGTAGCGGGCGCGGTAACGGGCAAGCGGGTTGCGGCTCAACACTGGAGGTCAACAAGTCTGACATCCGATGGTATAAGGGCAAGTCCGGCGATCCTAGTGTCGATGGCACCTTTTTCTACGCGCCCGAAGCGGCAGTTGTTCGCTGCCCTGTCTGCGCCACCCTGACGGATTTGACCGAAGAAGAAAGGCCCGCTGATTTTCGAAGTTGTGTGGGCTTTAGCACGAAATGGCGTGAAACGGGTCAAGACAGACAGGAGAAACTCCCGTGATTAAGCAAGACGCACTACCCCTCCTGAAAGCTCTAGGCCTGCCCGATCAACGCAGGATGCACCGATTTCTCCCTTGAAAGGACTAACAACATGACACCTGAACTATTCACCGACGCTCTCTGGGTCTGCCTCGTGTGCGCTGCTATCGGCCTCGTGTGGGCTTTAGCCTCCCTTGCTGCAATTGTGCTTAATTTTCTTAAATATAATCCGATAATCGGGCCGTTCGCGCAATGGCCGTCCACGGGGGAGATAAAAGGGCTATTGTTCGAGCTCGCCCCCATTATAGGCATGATAGGTGCGTTCTGCCTAACTGCCTTAGTGGCGTCGGCTTGGCTGCAAGGGGCCTCTCAATGAGCGCCGTTCTATCGCCCTGCGGTCAGTACCGCTATCGCCTCGATCAAGTTGTAGACGACTACGCCCCCAAGAAAGTTATAGCTTGGATCATGGTCAACCCGTCAACGGCGGATGATAAGATCAATGATGCGACCATCCGCAAGGTGCTTGGCTTCAGCAGACACCTTGGGGCTTCGGCGATCATTGTAGGCAATCTATTCGCCTATCGCACCACCGACGTGCGCGCCTTGAAAGAAGTCGAAGACCCCGTTGGGCCCATAAACCAATCACACCTGGCCTCTATCATAGGGGAGGCGGACCTTGTGATCTGCGCATGGGGCGCTATGGCTAAAATGCCTAAAGTTCTAGGCCCTGAGCAAGTTCGAGATTTTTCTGCGACTTGGGGTAAGTGCTTCTGCCTCGGCACGACCAAGGCGGGCGCCCCCCTGCACCCCTTGATGGTGCCGTATGCCGCAGAACTGCAACCGTGGAGACCAGAAACATGAAGTACACAAATGATGAATTGCGAGATTTGGCATTAAAGGAGCAAACACGATGATCAACGACCCGGACTACGCGCGCGCATCTTCACCAAGGCTCGCTGCCTAGCGTGGTCTGAGGGTTACGCTCTGTTGCTTCACGGTACAGCGACCCGCGACCTTGATATCTTGGCGGTCCCTTGGACAAAAGACGCGTGTGAGCCTGAACATCTCATTCAGCGGGTCGAAGACGCTTGCAACATCAAGGTGACAGTACCTGCGTCAGCTAAGCCCCATGGGCGACTGACCTGGACCCTTATGTTCAAAGAGTTCGGCGATCCGCGTTTCATTGATTTCTCGATCATGCCGCGAAGAGAGGACACATGATCAAGATGCCAGAGCAGGCCGGAAAAACCACAATTGCTATTAAGGCGACACCACTTGGCGCGTTTTACTTAGTGGCCGGCCGAGACGTGTACTACTGTGTAGATTTAGCGCACAAATTAGGCCGAAAAGACATTAAGATCATAACCGAATGCGAAATCGAAAAAGGACGTTTCCGTGGCTCAAGAAATCAGATTGTCCTTGACCACGCGTGTTATGGTCGCATATCAGATCGTGCTTTGGCTGAAATAGTGCAACATAATAGCGTTATTGAGTTGAGTAGGCCCCCGGTCAATTGAGTTGAGTAGGCCCCCACAACGGCTGGGAGCAACATCGCAGGAGCCTACGTGAGGCCCGAACAGGGGGCTGTGTTGACCTCAAACGCACAAAACTATAAAAACCCTGTGTAGTCAATGCCTTAAGTAAAAACGCAGTTAAATATGCGATTGTTCCTAGACTTTTCTGTGATATTCTGTAATGTGATGACACTGAAACACGGGAGCAAACACATCATGATTTTCACCAGACCCACTTATAAGAATGGCAATCTGCGGCCAGCCGGTCGGCGCATGGTGTGCATCACCGTTTTGTTCGAACGCTGCGGCACTCGCAACTTGGTGAGTTGTAGGCCCTGGTTCGACCGCCATACCGCGACCATTGATATCGCCAAAGCGGCCCGCGACTGGTGCGAAAACAACGAGGTGCGCTACGTCGGCCTCATTGAAAGCATCGATTTAATCACCGATTGGGCGGGTGACCGCCACCACCTGTCTAGCCTGTCCTACCACGGCGCTCGCGGCTTCAGTATGCGCGGCGTGTTTCACTTGGCCAGCCAACTTGAAGGAACACCAGCATGACACGCGACCAACTTAACTCAATACTAGCCCAACACACCTTGTGGCGCACGTGCCCGCCTGAACGGTGCCGACCTGCGCGGTGTTGTATATGACGGCGCTGTGCCCGTAATCAAAGACATTCACCGAGTCGTCTATGAGGCGGCTTCACAGCCATACGCTTTAGAAATGGTTACTTGGCACACTTGTAAGACGACTCACTGCCGTGCCGGTTGGGTCACGACCCTAGCAGGCAAAGCAGGCAAAGCACTTGAAGCCGCGGTTAGTACGCACCTTGCTGCGTTCCTGATCTATCGGGCGAGCGACCCGTCCATGGTCGATGCGCCTAACTTCTATGCCAGCAACGGCGATGCACTGGCCGACATGAAACGCTTAGCGGAGATTGAAGCATGACACACAGAACCAAGACGGACTACGCCCACAGCGTCTTAGGCGTTGCGGGCACCATGAAACCCATAATTTTTCGGGCAGATAATGCTGTTAATTCCCAGCAGTGGATCAGCGCAGCACACAAGGGCGTGAGAGTGATTTTGCGCTTCGACGAAAAGTGCAAAAACGGTCATTCGACGTTCTCAATTACGGGCGAAGTCATCGAGGGCGTGCGTGTGGTCGGTGGCGGCTGTATCCACGACAAGATCGCCAAGGTCTTCCCTAAGCTGGCTTGCCTCATACCGTGGCATTTGTGCAGCACCGACGGCCCTATGCACTATGTCGCGAACACAATCTATCTCGCTGGTGATCGCGATTGTAACGGACTGCGCAAGGGCGAACAAAAGCCCTTGCTCGGCCCGGACCGCGTACCGCACTGGCGACTTGTCGATGAAGCCGGCGGGCCAATCTACGCGCTTAAGAAAGATTATAAAGGTGACACACCGCCCGACTACGTGCCTCAGCTTAAGTGGGTTCAAAAGATGATCACGGGCGAAGGCAAGGAGCCAAACCTAGAGGCCGCCCGCGCTTGCGCTAGCTGGCCTGACGCCACACAAGAGCAGCTCTGCTCCAAAGAAGCACTGAGCGCCCGCCTACCCGACCTACTTGTGCGGTTTCGCGCCGCGATGGACTCATGCGGCTTCGCCTGGGATTCAAAAGAATGTTCATGAAGCTTTGGCGCACCGCTCGCGATCTGAGCCAGGTCGAGGCAGCGCAGCTCATTGGCATACGCCAAGAAACCTGGGCTAGGCACGAACGCAAAGCGGACCCGCCCAAGGTCATCCGCCTGGCCTTGCGGGCTATTGAGTTGAGTAGGCCCCCGGTCAATTGAGTTGAGTAGGCCCCCGGTCAGTGACTGCGGGGCCTTTTCGGCTTATGCTCGTTTTGAGTGAAAGGCTTATGCTCGTTTTGAGTGAAAGGCTTATGCTCGTTTTGAGTGAAAGGCTTATGCTCGTTTTGAGTGAAAGGC